TGATGGATCTCATGGATGTTGTGATTTTGTCGTTGACCCGTTTATCCATAATGAATAAAGTGTATGATAAATGTATGATTTCAATTTAATTGTGTTGTTAGGTTATAATAGTCAGTAGGGCGTACAATGTTGCATAAACACCAGCAACCAGATAACTATGGTGATTATATGGTTCGATTGTTTTGTCGAATTTCGTCCCCATAAGTATATCTACAAAATCTAAACCATAATTCGTGTATTTATCCTCGTGATGTTGGATATGGGTTAATGATTCACCTTCAAAATATAATACATTATGTGTGATAGCATAAATTAACCCGTAAGATAAAATGATAATGTTATTGAAATTAAGATCGCAAATGATGTTTACAATTATAAATGAGATAGATGTTGTAACTATATTCTGTATAAACTCCGTCGCAACGTTTACCCAACGTTTATTGATTGTCGTGTCGTGATGGTCGGTGTCATGGAAATCTATTATCTTGCATATCCGTAATATAACCCAATCAACTATTGCCAAATGTTCTTTTATTATTTTATGAATAGGGGTTAATTTATACATATCTACAAAACTCACGTTATGTGACACGTAATGAACCCCCCATCCAACCGCTATAGCGACGATTATTGTAATAATACCATTAAATGCATTTACAATTTTCCATTTATGAGTTCCGAACCGAATTGAAATGATTACGGCACCTATAATATAAGTAAGGACATATAACCAATTTTTATACATTGACAAGATAAACATTTTCGTTCTCTCGCCCATCACCGGCGGTACATCCTCATCCGGTCCATTGTCATCTGGTCCCTTGTCATCTGGTCCCTTGTCATCTGGTCCCTTGTCATCTGGTCCCTTGTCATCTGGTCCCTTGTCATCTGGTCCCTTGTCATCTGGTACCTTGTCATCTGGTCCCATATATTAATTAATATATATCAACAAATTTTTTGATAATTATAAACTAAGTTACAATAGTTTAATTAATACCTATTGTATTATTATCCCAATGAATTATAATTTTTCGGGTATTGAACATAGAAACATGGTTATTTCTTATTTGATGCGAAAATTAGCATTGATAAATATACCAAATAAAATCAAGGCATTTATAATAAAATCTATGCATTTTCAAGCACCACTAAATGGACTAATATTTATCTCTATTGTGAAATTCAACATTGCATTGTATACATATTTTCTATTTATCATAGCATTTATATTATTTGTTTACTTTAGGGGATGCTTTCTAACGATAATAGAATATAAATTAGATAAAGAGAATTTTATGAATATAGCAGATCCATATTTACACTTGTATAATATAGAAATTACAAATGATAATCGATATTACAGTATACTATATATAGCAATTTTTTATATGGTATTCGTCAGTTGGTTATTGCTATATAAATATTATTATCACAGGTAAAATTAATATGATATCAGTAAAGATATAATATTATTATTTTATATGGATGACGTCAAGGGTGTATGTAGTCCAATGTCAACAAATGAATATACGTGTTATGATGATGCAACTTTATTAAAAATGCGTGATGAATGGAATCGTCGTCATCCAGATGACATTATATTGTACACATCGCCACGAAAAATATGGGGACATTTGAGAGATAGATTCAGTGACGTATGTAGTATGGAGAAATGCTGGTTGAGAAAAATTTTTGCTTTAGGGGACACTAATATAGATACAATTGAATCCGAATTATTTGCTCCATCAAGACCAAAATCTTGGGATACAAACCCAAATGAATGGCTCAGTAGCATAGATATAGAAAAGGTAATGTCACAATATGAGGCAAAGTATAAAAACTTTGTTTTCTTGGGTGCACTGCCTATAGATTTTGAAGGTAAACTTAATGGTGGTATGTGTGTTATAGATAATATGTGCACGTTCGACATCAAAACATATCTTGCACGAGGTAAGAATAAATTCGGACTTATTATTAATACGGATCCTCATACAAAGGGCGGTGAACACTGGTTTTCATTGTATATTGAGGTTTCTAATAACAATGCACATATCACTTTTTTTGATAGTGGTGGTAATCCTCCACCAAAAAGAATAAAATCATTTGTAAAAAATATAACAGAACAATTAAAAATACTGGACATACCTTGCGATTTCACACATAATAAATTAAAACACCAATATACTACATATCAATGTGGGATGTACGGTATTTACTTTATAACAAAGATGTTAAGTGGTGAGATGTCAAAGGACGACATAAATAAAAAGCGTATCCCGGATTCACTTATGAATGAGATGCGCCGTCGATTTTTCGGATGAAACATAACATTTTATTGGATGAACCGGTTGCAATATGTGGCATATACAGTAACCGATTCGTACGCGACACGTCTAATTCAGTATCTTCCTCGTGAATAGAATCTATTTCCATATTTATCTCTTTAACATCTTTCATATCATTAATATGTGATATTGCATCATGTACGAATTCATTAAAGGATGGTATTAACTTGTAGTACAAATCATTCCTATTTTCCAATAAGTCATAAAATATTTTAATAATACTTTCCATATGTTCATTTATTTTATCTTGTGGTACTAGGTTACATTCATTGTTGGTTGACCTCCGTTTTCCAAGTAGATCTATATTAATCCTATCCAAGGGTGTCATTGTCGTATCCATTATATTACATTGTCACTTTTTGTTTTAATTGTTGCCGCGTATGATTTCCCCAAACACCTTCGGATGGATTGTGTGTGTTCGGGTTAAATTCATTGAACATTGGTGTTGCAAATAAACGAGGAAATGGTTGCACTTCATTGTATGTAGATGGCGGTCTATATTCGCGGTACATGTCACTTTTCGTAGATGGTATCCATTTATCATTATCGTTGCATCCTAGAATATCATACTGGTTCCTTAATGCTGAGTCTATATTTATATTTTCAGAAAATCCATCCCAAGGTGACATTCGATTACCTGGATTGAATCCTTTAGAAACGGAATAATTTGTGTATTTGTCATCATTCTTTACTGCTGGTGGTGGTAATACGGCATCAGATAATAATACATATTTGGTAGGCAATGGTCTGGATGAAAATGCTGGTTTCATCATATGATCCGGTAAATTGCGATTATACATCCGTTCATTGATATCGTTTGTTGCATCCATTCCTGAATTCCTATGTAAGTTTTTGTCTGTCATATTATTATATAGTATATTATTAATATGGATAAAAAATCAAATATCAATAAATATATATATTATGCACTCATATTGATACTTGTTATATCGAATGTGTTATCATTCATCCTTGACATTTATGCACCAGACGAGGATTTAACAATAAAAGTGAAGGATACATTGAAAAATGTTACAAAAATACTTCAGATATATGCATCCCTTTATATTGTTATTATGTTCAATCCGATTAATGGTAAGAGAGATTGTGACACAATTGACATCGAAATTATTTATCACGCAGGATTGTCTATATTCATTGTGACGTTGTTGCCTACCATATTGAATGGATTGACTGATTTTTTTCGTAATTAAGAACTAGTACAAAATATTTTTATATATTCGCTGAGTTGTTTACTTGCGCTAATATGATTCCTATACTCTTTAAGGGTTGTTCTTTTAACATTGGGGGTCATTATATTCATATAATGCACCATATTGGAAATAAATTCGGTTTTATTTCTACATATTGGATATTTACTGTAATATAATGTAACCATTTCATGGTAACCAATTGAGTAATTATATGGCGGGACTTTTATATATGTAAGATTTGGATGATTCATATCCTCATGGTATTGGTCGTCAATGAAACATATTTGTGTTGTATTGGCGATTCTACTGCATCTTCTCAAGTCGGTTATTGTCTTATCGTTTGTTGTACGTCTTCCATCTATAATTTTTCCATTTACCATGTATGCGAAAATTATATCGTCAAAAATTTTACATTTAAGTACGTTTTCAAAATATCCTGTGATGCGTCTTGCCCATGATGGGTCACCTCTGTTGTTCGTGTACAAAATAATCCTTGATATGTTACCATTACGTCTTGCTTTACAGACATACCTTAGTATATCCTTAATATATGGGCGATGTAATATGGAGAATAAGTTCATCGTCTTATTAAATTCTGCGTCATAATCAAGATATGGAAATAATGTGGTTAATGCCTTTAGAAATACACTTAAATGAAAAAATGTGCCAAGTGTTTCATCCATATCAAAAACCACGATACGATTCATTATATATCTACCTTTTATTAATTATATGTTGAAGTGTTGATAATACTATATGTTCCTGTTCTGAAATCATCTGGAATATGACACATTTTGATAGATTTATTTGAAACATATTTCTCGTCCTATTTCTGCATTTTATGATGACACCTTTATATGTAATGCTTATATCACATATAAATCCTCCTATTTTTAATTTATGATATGGGTCGTCAAAATTAATCCATCTTATGTAACTTCCATATGTCAACTCATCCATTCCGTCAATGAACCGGTATCGATCCAGTTTTTCCTCAAGATATTCAATATAATCATTATCTTCTATATATAACATATTCTTCAGTACATTGTTTTTGATTTTCTTAATTTTTTCGAAGTCTGTATTGATAATGGAATGACTTATGTAACCATCATTTACCATATCATTAATTGTTTCGATATCTGTTATGTCTTCTTTATCCATTATATACATTATGCATTGTTTCTTTAATAATATTCCTTATGGCCAAGTTCCAAAATTACCCGGATTATCATTCGATGCAACTGGGAAGTCTTGTGGAGGAGATTGAATCTCATTCACTACATTATGTTGTCTCATATTCACATCCTCGGGTTTTCTCATGCGTTGTATTTCCACATCGATTGTTCTAGAGATGTTATCTGGTGCAGGTGGTAATGCAACCTGTTTCGTAGAACACATTCCTTCCTTTGTGTATATCCTATCAAATAAGATGTTAATTTTTTTACTGAATTTAGATTGAAGAATCATTAACATAAAAATCAGCGGTATCATTCCCGAGAATAGTGATATGTCCGGATAATCACTTTGAGAATATGTTGGGATGTGCATAATTACTTTGTTAATGAACCACAATGATAAAACAATAACAACAATTTCTATAAAAATCTCCGCTAGAATCTCTATAGAACTTTTATGTTCTTCTTCTTCTGGTATGTATTCTGTTAATCCTCGCAATAGAAGCATTATGGGAATAATGGATAGTATTACGTATTGTACAAGATTGAAAAGTGTGTCCTTTTCCATTGCATCCATTGAAAAAATAGAAGATAATATTGATTTATCTGGTGCATTAACTTTTCCACCTAATACATGTGTCGGGTCCATATGTCATATACATATAAAATAAAACAATGTATTGCGGTATAATGGTATATTTATTATTATCATATACATTATAATGCCATTCGTGTCAAAGAAACGCGCTACACCGGCGCATAAACCTCAACCAGTTGTAACTGAGAATGTTCGTGTCACCCCTGAAGAACCTATTCAGATTCCGTTGAATTTTCAAACAATCGCAATGTGCTTAAAACAATATTCCACTAGAATTATGACTATAGATAAGTCCATTGAGACAATTCGTGATAAATTGTCTGACTATGAACGCGACGGATTACCCAATGCAACATTGGTTAACCCTGATAATAGTAAACATACAGATGACATTTCTGCTTTTGATAAGAAACTGGATGAACTCCAGAAGAAGGTTGACGCAACCGGTGCACTAGATAAGAAAATGGATGAACTCCAGAAGAAGGTTGACGCAACCAGTGCACTAGATAAGAAACTGAGTGAACTCCAGAAGAAGGTTGACGCAACCAGTGCACTAGATAAGAAAATGGGTGAACTCCAGAAGAAGGTTGACGCATTAGATAAGAAATTAACAGACGAAGTAAATGCACTCAATCGTAATTTGCTGACCAAAAATAATACTATCGTATCGGAATCTATAACAACTTAGACCATTTTACAATTAACGTTGTAATTTGTAAATAATTTCATTAATTACATTATGTATATATATAATGTTGTTATATTCATTATTGTATTAATCGTATACAGTCATATCGTATTTCACAAAAAGGAGAACAATGACATGGATGTGTATGACATTATCGACTATATGGATCACAAATTTAATGACATATGCGACCATCGCCAACCAGTCAAATTCAACAGTCCTATTAATGATATTGATGAATTATCAATGGATTCATTGTTGAAAACACATAATACTTTTATGATAAACATTAGAGAGAATAATGTAAAAGATGACACCTTTTTGTACAAGGGTGCAACACTAAATTCGTCATTTGAAGAGTGCAGAACATCCACCAATACCATATGTGAAAACAACAATACTTATATGAAAGAATCCGGTGTTTATAATTATCTTTTTAATATAGAAAAATATTTGAAACCACCACTTACAACTATTACAACATACGATGTTATGTTTGGTTCTGAAAACTCTAAAACCCCTCTTAGATACGAAGTGTCATTCAGAACATTTCTGTTATGTAGATCTGGTACAATTGCACTTAAACTGACACCTCCAATTAATCGTTGCTACTTGGATCCAATACTTGATTATGAGAATTTTGAATTTAGATCAGATACAGACCCATGGACGTTGCAACAAAGTAAAACGGGAGCATCTTACATTGACGTGGTTCTCAATCCAGGTGAGTGTATCTATATACCTCCATATTGGTGGTACAGTATCTGTTACAATAACAATGATTCACTCATATATAAAGTTTCATACAAGACATATATGAACGTAGTTACAATACTTCCTTACATATCTATGCATTATTTGCAATTAATGAATATAAAATACAAGATTGCTCCGTCATTGGAATTAAAAGAAGATAATATAAATAAATAGTCATTGTAACTACATATGATTCTAGAAAGAAAATATGAATTATCTTCTAAGATAGGTGAAGGATCGTTTGGGTATGTTCTGAAAGCGAGAAATATTATAACCGATAAACCCGTTGCTGTTAAAATCGAACCATCTGAAAGTATAACACTAAAAAATGAGGCAAAAATATATAAGTTGTTAAATAATATTATTGGTGTTCCAATTCTATATAGTTATGGCAATGTTAACACAATATCGTATCTTATTATGGATATGTTAGGGTCTCCAATCACTCCGAATGTTACATATCCGCATTTTTTGAATATCGGTAAACAATCACTGGAAATAATGAAGCATATGCACAACCACAAAGTTCTTCATAGAGATATAAAACCCGACAATTTTCTATTTGATAGAGACAATAAGATATTGTATTTGATAGATTATGGTGTAGCGACGTATCATGAATCATATGAAACAACTAATGACACAAGATCATTCATTGGTACACCAATATATTCAAGTTTATCGGTACATAATGGGGTATCATACACACGAAGTGATGATCTTGAATCGCTTGGGTATACACTATTGTGGTTTTTGGAAGGCGAGATTGACTGGGAGCAAGACAACCACGACATTATTTTAAAAAAAAAGAGATATTTATGCTGTGATCCTGACATTGAAGAAGATGTATTTATATACGATTGGGTAAGATATTGTAGAACATTATCTGCAACTGATGTTCCATTGTATGATGATTTATATATAATATTAAATGATTTCGAATAATATTTAAAGAGATAACAGATATATTATTAAAATGAGTGAGACCCCCAAGATGTCTGGATGTGTAAAGTGGTTCAACAAGAAGACCGGGTATGGATTTATCAATGAACCATCTAGTGGTAAGGATTTTTTCGTGCACTTCAGTGGACTATCGGTGTCTTCTGACGATGTATTCCGATTTCTCGTTCAGGGTGAATATGTAGAGTTTTCCACTTCTACTAACAACAATCAGGTAATTGCAAGCGACGTTTCAGGTGTTGCTGGTGGGAAACTAATGTGTGAGAATCGTGTAGAACATCATATGCGCAATCGACCAAATGGTCGAGGACGGACTGACACGGACAAACCACCTAAGAAACGCATTCGTATGGAGGACACTGATTAATACTTAAAGATATTATTATACATACGCTTATACGATGGAGGAAATATGTAAAGATGTCACTGACACATATGGTGCAATGTACACCCATCTGAATACACTTAAACAGGAAATAAAGAATATGGAGAAAAAAATGAAAACAGACGAGAAACGATTGGTTAAGTTGATAAAGGGATACAAACCGACACGCCAAGGTTCAAAATCCCTCACTGGATTTGCAAAACCGGGTAAAATCAGCGAAGAGATGTCGGTGTTTATGGGGAAGGATAACCCTGAAGAACTTGTTTCTCGAACTGAAGCAACACAATTTATGGTGAATTACATTAAGGACAATGGACTATCCGATGGAAAAAACCTAATACCGAATGATGTATTGTGCAAACTACTTGACGTTACTCCCGAAACTGATTTAACTTATTTCTCTCTGCAAAAATATATGACACGACATTTTATTAAAGACTAACCATTTCTTTTGATTATATCATTATAATGATATAATCAATAAAAAAATATTTATTTATGTGTAATAACTTAGTACATGCACTCGGTTCGCATAATCTTAGTAACCCGTGTTTCGTATTCGTCGTCTTCACAATCGCGCATCCGCTTATAGACATATTCAACGAAGATCATGTCTTCATAATAGTTATTGTAATCAATGTTGCACTCGCTGGATGAAATAGATAGGGTGTCATCTTCGATCTCTTCAATGACATCTTCCTCTGGGTCATCCATTCCAAGGAAAGGTACGATGTATAGCTTGTCATACCGCCGGTTATTGCGGAACTTCATCTCATACCGCTTGCGCTGGTTCGCCTCGTGCCACTTGTTGGTTTCGTGCAAAGACCGCGTCGCACGACGCTTGCGCGCCTCGCGGTAAGAGCGGGGTTTGTTGATGTAAGAGTCGCTGTTGTTGTAGGAAGGCATTGTTGTTGTTTGATGGTACTGACTACCACCAGATTATTCATTTCAATTTTTATTTGGGCCCGTTGGATTTTACATATGTTTTTTTCTAAATAATACCGTAATGGTATTATTTAAAACAAAAATAATACGAAACAAATATATATATATATATATTACCAAGAAGTTTAATACCAGTAATGCTGCATGATAAGGTAGATGTCGTAGACGTCGAGTTCAAGAACGACCGGGTCACACGTGTTTAGAAGAGAACAAAGAAGTTCGTTGATGATGACCGGGTTATCGTAATAAGAGAGGCAGTTGTCCGACTTGATGAGTTGCTCGAGGTGCTTATATCCACTTGCATAGATGTCGTAGCGAGTCTCGACCATGTTCGCAAAATATTCTTCAGTGTCGTCACTGAAATTCCGGACAATGTGAAGCTTGTCGTAGCGTCGATTGCTCCGGAACTTCATCTCGCGACGCTTGTGCTTGTTCACGTCGCTCCACTTGTCAACCCCTCGCGAAGGACGGGTCTCGCGGCGTTTGCGCGCCTCGCGGTAAGAGCGCGGTTTGCGGATGTAAGAGTCGCTGTTGTTGTAAGAAGGCATTGTTTCTGATTGTCTGATACCATTTGCTATCACGTAAATATTCATTTCAATTTTATTTTGGTGTATCGTTTTTTCACAAAAAAAAATTAATTTAAATATGTAACTATTTTGCACAACAATAGAGACTATCAATGTATTTAAATAATCTTGTAATCTCTATTGATGAGATGTCGTATTTTGACAACATTGTGTTGTGAATATTTCCTATGTCATTAGTTTGGCGCATTTGGGTAAAATAATCAATCATTTCAAATCTGTTCATCATTAATTTATTCGAGATGTAGGTTACAAACGTGTAGTTATTGTGTTCTATGTTGTGCTTGTTCAATATTTTTGTAAATCTAATATCAGATAACTCTTTGCATTCTGGTATATGTTTTCTAACACAATTGGTAGGATACATTACCTTAAGTATATTGTTTGGTTCGGAAATACACCATGATTGGTTGCCGAATATGTAACGATCATTAATATCTGTTTTGCATAGCATATAAATGATATCATAATATACCCGTGATGTATTTACAAATTTTTTCTTTTCTAACTTGTCTATAATGTTTTCGTGAATTAGGAGACCACCAATGTTACCATCTTGTTCATTTAGTATGGAATCGTGGTAGTTTACACCATGACCATGATTTATTATCTCACTTATTACCTTTTTGGTATGCATATTATTATTTTTCTTTATTAGCACATCGTTTGAAATATCTATATGATTATTTTTCTTAAGTCTGATAAGTAGATATAATGTAGTGAGGTCATTGTTACATAACGTTACAGTATTGACTGCATCCTCACCTACCAACCCCATTGTATTTGTGAAACACACCAATTCGTCAAAAGTCGGGTCGGGCAAATGGATGCATATACACGCATCCATAAGAGGTTTTGTATATTTATCAATAGATGAATTGCATACACAAACGATTGGAAATGATATACACGTTTCATCTGCGACCTGTCTCTTATTTTTTTTGGGTCGAACTAATTTTATAAAAGATGAGAGGATATTTTTCTCTATACTATCGGGTGAAAGGTTGTCATCTATTACAATTATATTTCTTCTAAATGAATTCGTTATTAGACCCCTTACACTATTTTTTGACACACCATTTTTGTATAACAATTCAAGGTACTCTTTATTTTTTATATCCGTGACAGTGTAACGGATTATATCATAATTGAGTTCCTTTAATATTTTTGATACAAATTGGGACTTTCCCACCCCTGGTCCACCATGTACATAAATACATCTTTTATCAGTTACCTTCACATTGTCACTAATTTTATCAAGAGATTCTCTAAATAATATATCAATATCTCCTCTACCCAATGATATATTTACATCAGACATACAATCATTGTGAAATAATATTTAAATGATTGAATGCAATAATATTACACAAATTAGTTACAAAGACCAGGATTATTTGAAATTCCATCCCATGCAACACCACAATTCTTCGTCATCTTGTGCTTTCTACACATTCCCATTTGACCACTCCAAAATGGTGCAGAAAAATCCGTCGCCTTTATTGCAGCGTCGCATTTACTACTGGTAATTTTATATCCTGATTCACAACCAAGGGAATCTTCAGACTTCTTATAATAATCAGGGCATTCGCCTACAACCGGTGGAAATTCCACATCTTTTGCATTGCGTTTCGTCTCGCCATAGATAACATACATAGATATACTCAAGAAAAATCCCATAATAAGTAGTATAATCATCTGTGTTCGTCCCATTATATAATAGTAATTCATATAATATTTTCTAACTATAGATATATGAATTGTAATGGTAGAGTAAATATTGTCTCCCCCGATACAAATGTAATGTTTAAGATGAAAGAGCAGGTTAATGTTAAAAGTACTGATTATACAGATGCAATGATCGGTAATTGGAGTGACACAATTCTATCTAAAACATTTTTTTCTAGTAAAAATATAGATATTTTACAAAATGGTCTCAGAGCAGGTGTATATGATATGTCAGATGGAAAATATATCATTGAACGACAAAATGAAGATGAACTAAAAATTATAATGAGAAGTATATTCTTGCAATATTCCAGAAATAATCCGGATAATATACCACAACAAATACAGACACTAAATAAATTAGTATTGGATTATTCTGTAAAGCAGGTATATGGGGAAGCAGTTGGTTATAACTATTACAAAATGGATATAAGTTCACTTAATGTACCAATTGCACCACCACAACATAGTCGACCAAACAATAAACAACTTGAACTTAAGAATTGGTTTTAACCTTTCTCTTTATTTTGGTAACAAGTTTAGATGGTTCTAGAATAGATGATTGATACTTTTCCAATAATTCACCCAATTCATAAATCCATATGTCCTGAATCGTTTTTCCCTTTAGTTCATTAATCTCGTCTTCTAATTTACGTTTTGTCTCCAATAATTTCTCTACGTTTTCAATTGTAAGAGAATCCATTGGCATCTTAATTAGATACCCATACGACGAATCACCAGGCGCAGTGTCATATTTCATATCAGACAGCATAGTATTTATCTGTTGCGTAGATTTGCGACGAAGGTCAATGGTATCGTCTAAAATAGACGTGATGAATCTTGCCTTGTTTGAAAGTTTACCAAGTTCATTCGCCATATTAGCGAGCATCGTTTCTTTCCTCTTCTCATATACCCGAAACCTTATAGGAATGTATGAATCTACAATGTCATCTGGTTTAATGTATTTTACCAATTTCTCTTCCGCATCAAACGCGTGCATATTTGTAATTGTCTTAGTTGTAGACAATTTCAATAATTTTTCTAATCCTGTAATGTTATTATCATCTACTTTTGATGCATATTCTTGAACGATACCAGGGTACAACGTGACCTTGATATCAATATGTACATCGGTACTCATGTCGATGTATTCTTTTACAATGGACCCCTTTTTCTTTCCATCTCCTTGTATGAGTTTTTCAAGATGTTCCTTATATGGATCAGTCCACATCCCAATTGGCAATTCGGTAATGTGAACATTATTTCCTGTAATAACATACACTCCCTTAATAACATATTTTTCATTGCTAATTTTTTCAGTTGTTCCCTTGAATCCTCTATAATACATTGATATTTCAGGAGATGGCGTATCTTCACCACGTAGTTTGTGCTGAATGTACCGGATGATATCAGTTGGATTAAATGATGGTATATCAGTACTAAATCCAGTACCAATCCCCATACTACCATTTACAAGGATCATTGGGATGATTGGTGCATACCATATTGGTTCGACCGACAATCCATCGTCACTAAGATATTCCAGAACATTGTCGTCTTCTGCTCGATAAATGTATCGCGTGATGTCATTTAATTTTGTGAATATGTACCTCTCTGATGCAGAGTCGCTCCCACCCTGCAACCGGGTACCGAATTGTCCTAGTGGTTCAAACAGATTAATATTATTTGAACCAACGAAATTCTGGGCGAGATTAACAATCGTTCCATTTAAACTTTGTTCGCCATGATGGTATGCACTATGTTCAGAAACATAACCAGAGAACTGTGCAACCTTTATCTCAGAAGTGAGTCGTCGTTTAAATGATGCATACAATACCTTTCGCTGACTGATTTTCAATCCATCTACTACATTTGGAATTGAACGGTCGCAATCATATTTTGAAAAGTGTATCATTTCTCGGTTAATAAATTCGCTATAGGTAACCATATCTTTGTTCGTATCCATAAAATGGGACCTATTGTAGGTCCCCAACCACGTCTTTCTGTCATTGGAACGTTTCTTATTAAATAACATATCAATCGCATCGGTGCATTCTTCGCCAGTACTTTGGAACGAAACGATTTTTTTATCTGTAAAATATTCCTTGAACTCCTTTGCAGTACTTGTACCCAATCCCTTGTAAAATTTCATGTTCCATCCACTCGTGTCAGTTAACCTTTTCCATTCCTCATATTCACCATCGTTGTAAAATGAAAGTTCGGATTTACCTTTTTTTGCTTTAAGGATTGGTGTATTCATAAATCCAATAAACCCATCGACATTAAGTAATGACGCCCATTCACATTGAAATAGGTTGACACAAAGCGCCTTAATGTGTGTCCCGTCTAGATCCTGGTCGGTAAGGAAAATTATTTTCCCATATCTCAGTTTATCTTTTACTGATTCACTCGTATACTTTTTCCCGCTTTCCAACCCTATAATCTGTTTTAGTTCTACAATTTCTTTATTTTCACTTATTCTAGACGATCGTTCGCCTCGAACATTCATAAGTTTACCTTTCAATGGATAGACCCCAATTGTCCGTCTGCTTTCTTTTGACAATCCAGATACTGCACCTGCCTTTGCCGAGTCACCCTCAACAATGCACAAAACGCATTCGGAACTTTTTGATGTTCCTGCGTCATTTGCGTCAACTAGTTTACTTATCCCGCGAATTGTTCTATTCTTTGAACCATCCGTTTTCTTCATTGTCTTTGTTTCTTTTACGTGTGTAATGTCACAAGCAGCGCTCATGACACCCATTTTCGCTAGTTTGTCAATGATTTTATCTGAAACGTCACACGACGAACCAAACTTAGACACTACGGTTGAGAGATAATCTTTTGTCTGACTATCAAACACAGGATTGTCGATATCACAATTAACAAATACCATTAGTTGTTCCCTAATTGAACTTGGTTGCACCGTAATTTTACGTTTTGTCTGAATGTATGCAATTAATTTCTTAACAATTTGCCCCGTGATATAGTCAACGTGTTTACCCCCCTTGTTTGTAAATATCCCGTTGACAAATGATACATGTGAGAATTCACCAGTTTTTGTCATACACACAGCATATTCCCATCTATTTCCATCAGTTTCATAAACCCTAGGACTTTCTGTCTTTGGACCTATGTACATATCGATATATTGTTCAAATGATTTGGTGTTAACCACCTCTTTGTTGAAAATCACTTTAACTGTCTTGTTTGTCACTGCAGCAATGTCGAATACTCGGCGCCTAAACAAACTCAACATATTGGAATCTAATCCATTGTCACAATGAAGTCGTTTATAATCAGGTTTAAATGTAATACGGGTATACGGTTTGCACGATGCCTTTGTTATTTTGGGCGGATGAATATTTGTTAGATTGTCTGTGAATTCCTGAATATATTTTAATTTCCTCACGTGATCAACGGTTTCTACACTTCCAATGGTGGACCATATAAGGGCGAGTTTAAACCCAAACCCATTTTTTCCACCTACGATTTTCTTTTGTGACTTATCGTAATTTGTTGATGTACGGAGATGCCCAAATATCATTTCGGGAATCCACAGGTCGTGTTCTGGATGCTTCTCAATATCAATTCCATTACCATCGTTCATCATTATGATTGTACCGTCTTCTAGAATCTCAATGTCGATTTTTGTAACTGGGAGTGTATTAGGAGTTTCATTTTGAATTGCCTGTTGTTGCCGAACGTAATGGTCGCGACAATTTACAACACCTTCATCAAATAATTTGTAAAGACCAGGAATCACAGATATAGTTTTGTGGACGATTCGAGACGTTTCCAGGTCGTGAACATATGTTTCATAATCGGTTGGTTCCATAGAACCGGTGTATGTATCGGGATTATCTAGCACATGTTCACGATCAGTCTTCTTCTGGTATTTGTCGGTAAGAGACGCCATTCTATCAGTGTTTATTGTAAAATGGGTTTATATCAATTTTAAATACATCTTGTTATATTTAAAATTGAAGGAAATATCTAGTCGTATTATAATATTAAAATGGAAGAATTAACCGAATTGTGTAATTGCTGTTATGAAATAATGGAAGATGTCATAAAAGAACGGCGACTTTCTTTCTGTATGCCATCATTTGAAGATGATGTAAAAAACGACGTGATTCATCTATTGATTGAAACAAATATTCCAGAAGATCTCGTGGTACACGCAATTGGGGAGATTATGCAACCGATATACGAAAATGTAGCGCCAATCCGATCACGCCAAAGAAATTCCGTGCACCATAATCCCCACGATATCCAATATATAACCAAACAATTAGAATATCTTAAAAATTGTCCACAACCTCTACAGAGAACACCAGAATGGTATGAATCAAGAAATAATTGTCTTACTGCAAGTAACATCTGGAAAGTATTTGGAAGCGAATCATCCAGAAATCAACTAATATACGAAAAATGTACCCCCGCAAAAGACTTCACCGACTCGAATTTAAATGTTGAGTCTACACTACACAAGGGACAATGTTATGAACCATTATCAATTCAGTGGTATGAGCACAATTGTGATGCAATTGTTGCCGATTATGGTGCGATACGTCACCCAAGCATTCCATTTATATGCGCCAGTCCAGATGGAATTAATGTCAATGAATGTAGCGAGTCTTATGGTAGAATGTTGGAGGTTAAAAATATATTCAATCGTGAAATAAACGGTATTCCCAAGATGGAATATTGGATACAAATGCAACTTCAAATGGAGGTTTGTCAACTAGACATGTGTGATTTCCTAGAAACAAGATTTATTGAATATGACAGTTGGTCGGACTTTGAATCAGATGGTACATTCAATACAACAAGCGACAACAAAGAAAAAGGGATATTCCTAATGTTTATGGATACAGATGGAAAAATAATATACAAATATCCACCATTCGGTGAATGTCGCGAAGATTTTGATAAATGGGAAAAAACCACTCTTGAATGTTATTGTGATATGGAATGGATTCGAAACATATATTGGCGTCTAGATCAAGTAAGTTGTGTAGTCGTTGAACGAAATAAGTTATGGTTTGCAGGAGCACTTCCATTACTTACTGATATATGGTCGATTATACAAAAGGAAAAGGTAGAAGGGTTTGAACACAGGAAACCAAAACGTAAACGAAAGATATCTCGTGAAGAATCGAGTGGGTGTATTATACATTTAGATGATAACTCGACATAATGTGATACTTATCATTATTGGGGGGATATATTATATTTTTATCGTCTTCATATATTTCTGGAGTATCGTTACTCTCCATATTAGACGGATATGCGTATACCGCCACAATTATGAATGTGGTGTAGAAAATCAAAGGTAACAATACTGTAATATCCTTCATATCATTATAGTATATAATTTAAATATAATTATATGATACACATAATGGAGAATCAATTGAAAGTTAAGAGTAGAAATGGAAGGGTCACCGAATGGTCCGATGACAAATTATATCATTGTTTACAATCTATCTGTAATAATATTGATATTTATCATTCGGATACAGAGTACATAGATCATTGGGGATTAATGGATAGTATAGAGTTACCTATAAAAACGATAGTGGATTATGTAAAAAAACAATTGCCCGATGTAACATCTAAACGCGAGGTTATAGACATCGTAACTGATTATTGTTCATCAATGACAACAACAGATACCAAATATGGTCATTTGTCGTCTAGAATCATACACAGATGTCACCACAAAGAAACGTTGTCGTCTTTTGTTGAAACAACAAAGATACTTTGGAATTGTGCAGGCAAACATGTGATAAGTGAATCATACTATAATAATGTTATGTATCATTCATATAAATTAGATGAAATCATTGACCATAACAGAGATAACCTTATTGATTATTTTGGATTTAAAACTCTAGAGCGTGCATATTTGTTGAAAGTAAATGGGAAAATAGTAGAACGAATACAGCATCTATGGATGCGCGTGGCAGTAGGGTTACATAAACGCGACATGAAGAAAATCAAACAAACTTATACATTACTATCACTTAAATACTTCATACATGCAACTCCTACCCTTTTTAATATAGGTACACCTAATCCACAAATGAGTTCTTGTTACCTGGTTTCACTAGAAGACGATAGCATATCCGGTATATTTAATACATTATCGGAATGCGCATCTATATCTAAATGGGCGGGAGGCATAGGGTTACATATACACAACATACGCGGTGCAGGAACCGAAATAAAAGGGACAAATGGTACGTCAAATGGAATTGTACCAATGTTGAGAGTCTTTAATGCTACTGCACGATACGTTGATCAGGGAGGTGGAAGACGGAATGGCAGTATCGCCATCTATATGGAACCATGGCATTCCGACATATACGAATTGATAGATATGAAACGCAATCAAGGTGATGATGAATTGCGTGCACGTGACCTATTTTATGCATTGTGGGTACCTGATCTATTTATGGAACGAGTAGAGAACAATGATGAGTGGAGTTTATTTTCACCTGATACAGCACCTGACCTCTCGGAACTGTATGGGTACAAATTCAATGAATTATACAAACAGTATGAAGATGAGGGTCGTGCGATACGAAAGGTGAATGCTCGGGAATTGTGGTTGAAGATTCTAGACAGTCAAATGGAAACAGGTACGCCTTACATTTTGTACAAGGATGCTGCAAATATCAAAAGTAACCAACAAAACCTGGGAACCATAAAGTCTAGTAATTTATGTACAGAGATAATGGAATACAGCAGTAAAGATGAAACTGCCGTTTGTAACTTATCAAGTATTAGTCTTCCAAATTTTGTCAGGAATACTTCATTTGACGGTGTCCCAATTGTATACACTAAAGAACAATGCATATGGTGCGAACGTCTCAAGGTATTGTTTAAGAGACGAAATGTCTCATTTGAAGAGATATGCGTGACAGATGAAAATATTAAAACGATTAAATCCCAACTTGGTATTACTACATTCCCGCGCATTTATCTAGATGGAGTTGAAATTGGTGGTTATTCTGAATGCGAATCTTATATATATCCAGTATTTGATTTTGAAAAATTATCAGAAGTTGTGGAAGTTGTCGTATGTAACCTTAATCATATCATTGATGATAATCTATACCCAACGATAAAATCAAAAAGAAGTAATCTGTTGCATCGCCCAATTGGGATTGGGATTCAGGGGTTAGCGGACGTATTCCTATTAATGGACTTACCATTTGATTCGGACGAAGCAAACATTCTCAATGTAAAAATAGCAGCAACTATATACTACACGGCATTGGATATGTCGTGTACCTTATCAGAAAATCGTGGGTCTATTATTGAATCGTTGTTAAAAACAGAAACGATTGAAACTCTATTCCGTAACCCAAATGATCCATTGTCTACTTCATATATACTTAATGATGATGTCAAACGAACAAATTTAATAAATGTGTGTCGCCCCACATTGGCAGAATTTACTGCTGCATTACAAGGGAACCCGCCCGGGGCATATGCAACATTCGCGGGGTGTCCTGCATCAAATGGAATGCTACAATTCGATATGTGGGGTGTGACGCCTGACGACAGGTATGATTGGGCGTCATTGAAAACCAGAATAAAGAAATATGGAATCAGAAATTCCCTTCTCGTTGCACCAATGCCAACCGCAAGTACCTCCCAGATATTAGGGAATAATGAATGTTTCGAACCATTTACAAGTAACATATACACCCGACGTACGTTATCTGGTGAATATATCATGGTGAATAAACACCTCGTTGACGAAATGTCTGCATATGGGTTATGGTGTGATGAAATGAAGGATTCTATTATCAAGCATAATGGAAGTATTCAACATATACAAACTATCCCTAAAAATGTAAGGGATAAATATAAAACGGTTTGGGAACTTTCAATGAAAAAAATAATATTAATGTCAGCGTCTAGGGGACCATACATATGTCAATCTCAAAGTTTGAATCTCTGGATGGCGTCGCCAACTTACAGAACATTAACTTCAATGCATTTTTATGCGTGGCATTCTGGTCTTAAAACCGGATTGTATTATCTACGCCGTAAACCTCGACATCAGGTCCAACAATTTACAATTGCGCCAGAAAATGACAAGGAAGATACGTGTGAAATGTGCTCAGCATAAATCTTTGAAAATAAAATTGAATTAAATATATAGATATAATATATGCCACCTTCAAAAGCAAAAAGTAAAAAACGCACTCCACCAAACAAACATAGAGTTATGTCGGATCCAGCAGTAAGACATGTACCAAGTCCTCCCAGTGGACCACTAAAACTGGTTGCTGGACGCTATGTACTTATTGTGGACTCTGGACCACGAAACGCAACTGGCAAGGGTAAATACGCAATGGTGGTTGAATATAATGACGAGGAGGCTATACTGCGACTTCCACTGGGTGATGGACGCGACCAGTTAATGCATGTTTATCGTGCAACTAGTATCTTAGCGCCAGGTCCGAAACCCAGGGGTAAAGATTATCCCTCCGTAGCCGAGAAAGGCTATAAGGGTTTCTCGAGAGATGAGATTGCTCAGTTTAGACTAGGCAATAAACGCCGATAAATTTAAACGTCTTTTACGTGGAATATGTCAACGTCTTCATTATGGTTTCTAATAGGATTATCTCCGAATATGTTACTCATTGTATCTACAAATTCAATATGTTGTGATTTTGTTATTTTATTTTTATGCAATGCATTAAGATATTGTGAAAATCCAGCAGAATAATTATTTTTTCGGGTAGGTTTTAACTTTAAGAAAATCTTATTCCGGTTCCCAATTTTACATGGTGTTGCCTTTATCCATTTAGAATAAGATTTACATTTGATTGTTTTCCATTGATTTGGTTGTGTCCATTTCATGTATCGTTTAGACGTAAGATGTAGAACTCCCTTTTTATTTACCCTAAATGGTCTTGCGGTATGTATCAAATTCTTATTTTTTCGTTTGCATCTTGTAAGGTACTTTTTAACCCGTGGTTTCATCATAGAAGAATATCCACGATCAGGTGCTGTCCAATCGACCGTTACATTGAGATTATCCATTATAAGATACCAATATATTATAATATATTGGTATGATATATGAAGACATCTCGCGTAGATTCGAAAGGTAAGGTCAGAAATAGTAAAAAGATTTTAATAGGTAAATGTAAGTTTCCATTTAAATATCAATGTCGTAGTAGAAAGCGATGTGTTGCTGGCAAAGATGGACTATGGTGCGCTACATCTCTTACGAAACGAGGGTACACTGACAAATGGGCATTTTGTAACTATAAGAAGTCCAAAACACTTAGACGAATCAATCGTGAAGTGAAACGAAAGTTGCGTGTAATGAAACACGCCACTAAAATGTCCCGTTCTGCGTCGTCTCGTTCTGCGTCGTCCCGTTCTGCATCATCTCGTTCTGCATCGTCCCGTTCTGCATCGTCCCGTTCTGCATCGTCCCGTTCTGCATCGTCCCGTTCTTCTCGCTAACATCACCCATTTTATTAGATAAAATACTTGACATTTGAATTTATTTACACCAATGAAGATTTAAAATGGGACTAACGTCAACCTAACAAATATTTGATTTTTCTAAAAATGGTAAATATAGTAATAAGTAAATCGCATAATAAATCATCATAGAATTTACACCCCAACACCACATGCTCCACATAGTATAATCACTCTTGTAATTTATAAAAGAAATTACTAATGTAACCATACCAAAAATAATTCCAAACCATTTTTTTTCATAAATAAAACTGAACAAAAAGAAAAATAACCAAATGAACCAAATAATTGGGGTAGTGTTAAAAAATTCCCATCTTAAGTGACCACTTTCACTTACTACTGAATGAATATTTGTATTAGAAAAGTTATATATTGAATATGGAATTGCGAGCAATGAATATAAACTTAATAACATATTACGCAATTGTATATTTGATAAAATCATGATACTTACAATTGGTTGTATAATTAATAACAGCGTTGCAGCAATAGAAAAAATATTATTGTAAAATTTGTTATTAATATTTCTCCAAATAAAAAATTCGATTAGTTGCATAAATACAAAAGATGCGATAAATAAATACATAAAAATATTATTCAATTCTTGAATTTTATATTTGGTAAATAAATTATTATAAATAATAAGTACTAATACAAAACTACTAAACAAAAATGTATTGAATGAAACTGTCTCATTCCAGCACATATAAAATACAATTATATTATATTTGTCCCAGTTTAAATCTTCATCGGTATAATGTTTTACACAAATTCGTGTTTTATTGGCATAATAAATATATATGATATATATAATGGATACGTATCATTTTGGAGTTCCGGAAGTAGCTGTATGGATGCAGCACATTGTCAGTGGAGCGTTGCTATTATACATAGGATATGTTGGTGTAAACACCGGTACTATCTCGAAAAATATGAGTTTGATTTTAATTGTTGTTGGATCGTTAGCCGCCATATACCACGCCCATTTGTGGTATTACAATAAAAAGAAAAAGACCGAGTAGGTGAAATATACATAATTATATTCACTTGAATATATATAATTATGAAGTATATAATAGTTGGGTCAGGTCCGACCGGGTTATCATTGGCATATGTATTATCATTGAATAATATAGATGTCGAGATAATAGAGAGTGATGATAAACTTGGTGGATCGTGGAACTCTGAATGGATAGATAATAAATATTTTAGTGAAAATTCACCAAGAGTATATCTTAATTCTACAAATATTAATAAATTAATATCGCACATAGGAATGACAAAAGACGATTTCCAAACTATATACGGAAACTTCTTTGAAAAAAATTACAAAGTAGTATCATTTATCTTCAAATACTTTAATTTTTACGATTATTTTATATTTTTATTTTCATTTTTCAAGTATACCATCTATACTGCAGATATTACAGTTAATGATTGGTTTAATATGTCATCTTTATCCAATCAAGGAAAAAAGGCAATTACTATAGTATCCATCTTACTTGGTGATAGACCAGATAAAACAAATATAAATGATTTTTTTGGGTTTCTATCATTTGGTACAGTCACACAAATGAAAGAACCAAATAAATGGCGTGATTTAATTGAACGTTATCTAACAAAAAAAGGAAATGTAACTATATTAAAAGAAACACGAGTTACTGGTATAGAGCAACACAATTCTAAATTTACACTTTTAGTTAAAAATACAAACTATGGATATGATGACAAACGAATGGGTGACAAGGTATTTTTATGCACACAGTCTAATGGATTGTATCCTATCCTGGTAAATAGTTCCCCCACCATTCGCAACAACTGGATGCCGATTGATAAAATGAAAGAATGGAGCAATAATACATTTTATTCAGGGTTTGGGTTCCAACTACATTTTGATAAAATTGTTCATTTCAAAAATGAATGGTGTTGGAGTTGTAATGGTGATTGGACGGTTATCATTTTACCAGTAAGCAATTGGTTGAAAAAATATTCAAATGACCCCGACATAAAGACCGTATGGTCATGTTGTATCGTAGATATGGATACGAAAAGTAAACGAATCAATAAAACGGCAAATGAATGTACTCACGATGAGGTAATTGACGAATGTTTTTTTCAAATTAGAGATAATTATAAGATACCTTCCCCAAAAATAACAACCACCAGTAGTGGTCTACAAAAAATAAACAACAAATGGATTTCTAAAAATACTGGGTATACCAAAAGCACATATGATGATTTACCAATGAAAGGAAACATTGATAATTTATTTGCATTGGGGTGTTTCACAGAAACATCAAAAAATCATCTAGCATTTATGGGTGGTGCAGTAGATGCCACTGCACATTATCTAGATAAATATGAAAAACTATACAATAATATATTTAGATGAAAAATGTCATCTATCATATTGATTACGATAAAATTGAAGGTTCAATGACAGACAATATGGAATAGTATCAAAATGGAAAACCTAATGGCATATGGAATCATTACACTTATGGGGATTGGATCATTCCTTATTGGATTTTGTCTTGCGACTATCCTCTACTATTGTAATGGAATTCAACAACGACGAGAGTTGTTAAACATTGAACGATCTATTATGACTTTGCGCGACGAACGCCGAAATACAGATTACCGATGTGACACGGAAACAAATAGTAAGAGATTGGAAATCGTACCACTGGTTGATAGTGTGGACCCGCCAGGAGATAATGTCTAGATAAAATTGATATTACACTTATTATTTTTAATATCAATACAACAATGATGGACATCTCATTTCAACATCTATATTCACTATCATCCATTCACATTCCAAAAACAACAGAATATCTCGATTGCAGTTATAATTACTTGACGAGTATCTTGGAATCACAAGAAAGTTTAGAATCGATACGTATTCTAAGGTGTCAGAATAATATACTAGAGAACATACCATTTATGCCTAAAATAGAACGAATCTATTGCTGCGACAATCACATTAGTCAGTTACCCATTTATCACAATGTCATCGAGATTAAATGTTCGAATAATTACATTACTGAAATGCCACCCCTTCCACCAACACTGAGGGTTCTTGAATGTAAATATAATCGTATCCGATCATTGTCTAATCTACCAACCGGATTGAAACACCTTGATTGTTCATGTAATCAGATTGAAACAATTGATTATTTTCCGAAATCACTCGTAAACATCATATGTAAATCGAATAAACTCACACATATACCATACATTCACATGAAAGCAGAATATTTATCCATTGCACATAATCCAATTAAACATTTACCAAATGGGATGGAAAGGGTTGACTATTTAGATTGTAGAGGTTGTCCATTTCATATTGAAAAAATGCCGAGTATATCAAATATTATTTGTGATTCTGAATTCACAAATAATGTGCGGTACAATAATCCAAGAATTACAAGTCTGGTTATCATGGTTTCGTCGTTAATCCGTCTTCCATTGATACCACCTAGTATTACCACATTGAGATTTCACTGTATATATGATTCTGTTTTCAGTAGTGTAATATATAATGTATCTGACAACATAGATGAAATGGTAGCGAAAACCAATATACATCACAAATTTATCCATATGTATTATTGTATCAGGTTCAAAAGACAATTCATGTATTGGTTATGGCATCTTGTGCGTCGCCCGAAAATAGAGGAGGAATGTCACCCCCGTGTGATTGAACGTCTTGTTAACACGATTGGAATGGAAGCATTTCTAGAAATGTCAGAATAACAATCTCATACAATATATATTATTTTTCATTGTCTAATATAATTGGTTACATTCATTAAAAATATATATAAATATATATATAATGTCGTATGAATCCCCACTCAATAGTATAAAAGAGACGATTTCGGATACAAGTAGTCAAACTAGCAAAATGTCTCCACAAGAAGAATTAACATCCGACAAATCATTCCTTTTATTTATGCGTGAAATACCAGATGATATGATGATAGCATTCCCAATTCATATCAATGATGGAGCAACCATAACAAAAGATATACAAAATATAGGTGACATTATGGTCGTATATGCTGCGCGCATTGCAGTACTCTACGATGATGATAAAATGATTGACGTTTACGAGGAAATCGGAGGCATTATTAAAACGTTATTTAATGAACAAATTCGTAGTATAGGTCGTCCTGTATCTGTCCCCATCGATAATCTAGAAATGCTGTACTTATCACAATTAGACGATGCTGCTGAACGACGCGATCATCTATATAAATACAATTCTAAATATTTAATTCATGAATTAACTCGTGCATATGATAGACTTAATACTATAGGATTCGGAATATTATTACATTTATTAAAAAAAGGAGTTAATTATCATGAATTCATCCCAAGTGGTTTAGATTTGAAATCAAAAATAATTGAATTAACTAATAAAATTAGTCATACATTTTTGGTATTTTGTAATAATGATGAACAAAAAAGGATGCTGGAATCAAAGCAAGAATTTGAAAATGCATTTATGATTGTGAGAATTATGTATTTTTTAAAAACACATGAATACCAAAAAATGATATTCTCGTCTGGTTCCACCTCATTTCCAAGGATAACAAAAATAACCTTAGGGCAAAAATCGTTGTCAATTGAAGAATCATACCGCTTACTGAAAGATGTTTTGAACTTATCGTTGTTCAATGCAATACGAGATGTACGAATAGAAGACCTAAATGATAACTTTGATAATGTTATTGATTACATGAAGAAGTTGTATGATTCAATGGTAACTATTGAGTATGGTGGTATTACTAGGACAATAAATACAAAAAATATTATATATTACACTTATTTTTATAATGAATACATAACGAAACCCACTGATGACCGGTCAAAGTCCATATCTGCTCGCATACGCAGAGGAAGAATAACACGACGTAGAGGAAGAGTAACACGACGTAAAGGAAGAAGAATACCCATAGGAATAATACCAATAAGAAGAACACCCAGAGGAACAAGAAGATCGTCTACATCTACTAAACCAATACCCAACGGAAAAGGAACACACACAGGAACAAGAAGACACATTGGAACAGGAAGACCCAACGGAAAAGGAAGACACAGAGGAAGAGGAGTACCGATTAGAAATACACCACCGGTACAACAAGTAGCAGGGCAACCACGGAGTATAATTCAACGTGGTGGATTAACTGGTCTTGCGTTTCCTAGAACTGTAAATGTAACAGGTAATATTGTACGTGACTACATCAAACCATGGTCCAGAGTTGTTCGCACAGGACATGGTCTGAGTAGACCCACAGTGGAAACAGTACCCCCACAATATATCAGTCTACCAGGACCAATATTAACTGATAGACATTTAGAGGTTATATATGAGTTGTCTGCTATTTGTCACGATAGGTCTATCGAGAGGGGGCACGATAAATTGGTAGATGTAGATAAAAAAAGGGATGATGATGATGTTATACAAACGTGTAGAGCAAAAGCATTTGAATTCATGAGTAAAACTCTTATGATGTATAGTAGAAGAGGTCATGATGATACTGTTAAACCAGTACCTGAACCAAACGATGTAGATGGTAGTAGGGACACTGCTCCTCCATTTCCAGCAGAATCTATATATAGAGTGATATCAGTTGATGATGGCGGCTTCTTAGTCGTTAACAATCGTGTGGACATTCCCCCATTTGGTAGCGTTAGAATTTTTGCCGATGTTGATGGTCATATGACAAGAAAAATTCAGTATATATTTGGCAATCCTGATGATCCTCCTCCTCATAATACAATTAGAAGTCCATTAAAATCACTAATACCACCAGCACTAGGAGAACCAGCACCAGACCATTTCGATACTGGATTAGGACGATCGACTACTGACTCAACGCGTTCAATAGCAGGATACATTGATTCATCATCTACTGGTAAAGGTACTTGGTTTGCTGGCGCTGAACCTATGTTTCTTTTATTTGGGTTCATTTACGAAACCGGTGGAAGTGATCCACATGTATTGACTAGTATAGTAAATTCATTTTTCAGAATGACAGCATTTTATTGCGCCAATACTCCAGGATACCGTTCTCTAGGCGGCGTTAAGCAGATTGTTTTTGATATGGCACTCGCATCACTTACTGTTGATAGTGTACAATCCGCTGGTCAAGAAATTCATATATCTATAAATGGCAGCGGTTCTTATCCGTTTAAAATGTCCAATGCGGAAATGAGAAAATATATCAAGAAGTGTACACGAGCGAAGAATACTGAAGTTGTTGCTGATGGAACCCACCTATTTTTAGACGCGTTACACGAATTTGTTAGGCAGGAGTTGATTAGACGCAGGGTGGCAATGAAAGATGTGGAAAGGTTGAGTAATGAAATTATGATAGAACTTGCATGTTTTTTTAAGTATATGGGAGATAAATCACATCTATTATTAGGGATACTGCAATGTATCGTGGATAAACACCTTCGTGACCTTGACCAATCACGTCCCGATCTCCCATCACCCGACATATGGTCTTTTGATAGACAGTTATTGATGACTATAATTGAAACTACACAACGTGCGGCAGAATTATCAACCGATGATACTGATATATATGCTCGTATTTCTAAAATAGGTGCTATGATGACACATACTCATAGAGTAAGACCACTGAATATGTTACTCAACTCTCGTGTAATAACAAAAATGCGTGCAAGAGGAGTTCATGTTGTTGGTGATATAAATGTCAACCATTATATACCAATATGTAAGAGTACAGACCCGTTATATATCGTTAGAAATCAAATTAGATGTATTTTTGATGACCCATCTATCAATCAAAGCAGTGATAAGAACATGTTATCATTATTATTAAAAACGTTATTAGGAAGTACTTCTGTAATGAGGTATTACAAAGAAGTTACTATGAACCGGTATAAAAATGAACAGTACAAAGAATATCGTGATTTCGGACTGTTTTTTGATAGCTGGTCAAGATTTTTTGATAAGTCGTCAATGACAAAGGTATTCACTGCTGCTATACCCATATTCTCTATCGAAGGATGGCGAACCGGGGAAGCAAATATATTTAGTTTCATCCAACACGGTATTCCGAGAAACGCGTCCGATCCTCCAGAATCGATAGGGTTTAGCTATAGTGAGAAAAAATATAGACTAGGAAATACTGCATGTTGTTCGAGGATGCTTGACTGGATTGATCATCTTAGCAAATTTAGAAAATTCGTGGAACTATTTTCTCCCGCTACGCGTCATGCATACAGGTATTTGACCGGGTCATTTACTTTGAGTGTTGGCCTGTTATCTACCATGGAACATCAACTCCCTGAAGATATCTTTAACAAGATGATGAACAAAAAAATCAGAAGTGAAGGTGCAAGTCTTCGCTTCCCACGAGCAATTGCCGTGGGTGTTGAAGATATAAACACAATGAAAATGTTATTTCGGGTTTGTACGGAGGTAGAACGAACAAGTGATCTAGAAGATATAATTGAAAAATATAAGGCAAGTAATGGAGGCGAAGCAGATCCAAAAACAATCGAACTTATGCGATTTTTATATAATATATTCGAAAATTGTTATACAGTTGCAATTGGAATAACAGGAAAAGAACTGGTTCCTGCTGTAACTGATGGAGGATTAGCGCTTAGATATTTTACTAGAGTATCAAACATAATAGATATGTCTGTAGAGTTAATGAACATTATCCACCAAATGGTTGAAATGGACATTTCCAACCAAGTAATTTTATCTTATTTACATGACGTAATGAGTAAAATGTTCCATATGATATTTGATGTTATGAGAACAACCGGTGATCATCCAGGAAACCTAATATGGTGTAAGCATATTGTTAAATTTTTTTATAATCATTTAGTTATACCCGATTTACCACTCAAAGAACAATTGAAACACAACTATGATCAAGACCGCGAGCAAGATCTTAAAGTCTTATTGACATATCAAAAGTATAGGAAAATTCCTGACTTTAATGATGAGATAGACAATGGAATGCCTACCAGTCAATATAGTGTACTCAGACTAAATATTGATTTTTTAGCGAATTCATTTGTGAATGAACCTGCGGGATTATTCCTACATGATGATCACGGAATGTTAACATTAACAAGGGGGGCAAAATCAAAAAAGAGGACACCATTAGAAGACCCTGAGGCTAATCATCGACTTGCACCCGAGAATATTCTTTCTGCAATAATTTGTATTCTAAAATCATTTATCAATGTTACATCCATTAGTAAATTGAGAGATATAACCGTACTGGATGATGACGCCCAATATGTATATCTAAAGGATCTTTTGAGAGAGATTATGGAAATGGATGAAGGAATGAGTGATAGTCCCAGAATGATTGATAGTCTCAGAATGCTTGATAGTATCAGAATGCTTGATAGTCTCAAAGAGACTGCTACTCTCGAAATGATGCCTAATCTCTTAATGCTTATGCCTAATAGTCTCAAAATGCTTGGTAGTCTCGAGAGTCTTGGATACACAAAAGAATCTGAAGAAATGACCGAATATAGGGATCCCTCATCTAGGGATAGACCGGCGCACTTAAATTATGAACCTGATATAATTATTAATGAAGTTATGTCGAGATTCTTTCATGTTGCTAGTTCTGCTCTTAGGAATAGTGTGATTTTTGCGTCACAACCTGGTTTCGGTTCTGCTGCCATTGGTGGTAGTAAATTGAGATCAGTTATTTTAAATCTTGCTTTAACTACTGATCTTGTGTCTAGTATAGACTCACCAGCAGGAGATGAAGAACTAGCAGATGGAAAATTACCACAAACAATGAAGCGCAAAAAAGCGGCATCAGTCAAGCCAAGTCAATATTTACACTCGGGGAAAAATGATGGAGATCGATCCAAGAGAATTAGAAAAGGATCAGAAAGTGAAGTAGAAGGTGAAGAAAGTGAAGTAGAAAGTGAAGAAAGTGAAGAAAGTGAAGCAGAAAACCTAACACAAGCCGAATTTGAATTATTTACTCGATTGTTGGCACGTTATATCAGTCATGAAGTGGATATTGTTGATACGGATGGTATTAAAGCTTTCTTAACAGAGGTTGTAATTGACTTTAGAAGTAACCCAATAGAGGTAACTAACATAGAGACGTATCTCATAAACCTTATTGATGCGATGGCTAAAAGTCATGGTTCTGGTTCTGGTTCCTGGGCTGCTGCCCTTGTTGATGGTTCTGATTCTGATGGTTCTGATTCTGATGGTGATGGTTCTGATGGTTCTGATGGTTCTGTTTCTGCTGGGATTTTGTCTGATTTTGATTTTGATTATGAGGGTATGGATGGTATTGTTCTTAGTAAACTTGCTGGTTCTGCTGCCAGTGATGTTGTCCCTCCTCCTGTTTATATAATTGATGGAATATTAGCGGATATGCAACATAAAGTACGGATGACTCGCGCGAGTGATAGTAAAATCGGTCCTTATGATGTTGTTCCCCTCTTCCAATCTGTAGATAAACCCCATCTGACTGAATATGTGAATCCCGCGGCGGAAGAATATGGCGGAGAAATGGTAGCTGCATTATCTGCTTAGTAGTATATGTGACTTCGTGTAAATGGTTGTTAATCTTTATACACACCTAATATGGTGTATTTTCAAATAAAATTATTAACATTATATAATAAATTGAAATAATCGATATTATAATGTTATTATCAATTAGAATGAATTCGTTTAGTAAAAAACAATTACTTGACGAATGTGAAAAGTTAGGGATTGTCAAATGTTACAGTAAAACAAAGAAACAATTAATTGAACTTATTGGTGATAAATCTAAACCAATTGATAAACCAATTTCCAAAGATGTTGCATTTAAATTCATTGATTTATTCTGTGGAATTGGAGGATTTCATCAGGCATTAAAACGATTAAACGGACATTGTGTATTTGCGTCCGATATTGACGAACAATGCAGGAATACATATGAAATGAATTATGGTATTAAACCATCTGGAGACATCACAAAGATTAATCCGACTGATATACCTGATTTTGACGTACTCACTGGTGGATTCCCATGCCAGAGTTTCTCGAATTCTGGTAAAAAAAAAGGATTATCTGATGAACGTGGCAAATTGTTTGAGAGTATACTTGCAATTGCTCAAGTGAAACACCCATCCTATATGTTCTTGGAGAATGTAAAACATATCAAGAAAATAGATAACGGAACCGTATTTGACCACATATTAAATAGAATCAATGAATCCGGATACCACGTAGATACGTGTGAATTAAGTCCACATCAATTGGGAATTCCGCAACAACGTGAACGCGTGATATTTATTTGTATTAGAAATGACATATATTCTCCATCTATACCAGTTGTCATTGGTGTACCAAATACGAAAATAGATATTGATTCTATCATTGAAAAGGACAAAACCAAACTCATGCCATATCACATACCACCTGAACTAGAAAATGTTCTTGAAATATGGGATGAAATGGTGCGCCATTTCGATGTCGGTCAATCAATGAGTCCGGTCATAATGTGTAATGAATTTAATAGTGAATACACCGAGAAAGAATTCAAATCATTGCCTAAATGGAAACAAGAATACATTACCAAAAATAAACCAATATATAACAAATATAAAGATAAATGGGATGAATGGTGTGATATAAACAAGGACCAACTTACCAGACGAGAAATATATGGTAAACTAGAGTGGCAGGCAGGTCCTAAGTTACCGGATGATAGTATATTCAACCATTTCATCCAATTCCGTCAATCTGGAATTCGTGTTAAAAAAAGTAAATATTTCCCAACACTTGTTGCTATCGTCCAAACCCCAATTTATGCAAAAGAGCGAAGATATATCACTCCTCGTGAATGTGCACGACTTCAATCCTTTCCAGAATCATTTATCCTACACGAAAAAGATAATGTAGCGTATAAACAATTTGGAAATGCTGTTAATGTAGATGTAGTTCATTATGTAATGAATATTGTTCTCAACCTTTACAACTTCAAATTTAATTAGCGTGTATTTGAAATTGAGGTGATGCACCCCAAATATTCCCTTTCCAACGAATTTCAACCCTGTATATTTTTTCATTTACAACCAATTGATAGAACAATTTCGCTGCATTGCGACGACAACCACGAGCGTCAAGATAATAAGGGGCGTGTTCCGACAACGTAACCTCAGTTGTCGTATTATCAAGTGAATGCACGCGGATACCATCGTACTCATAGAGTTTATATGGGACCTCGGGAAACATATTTTTTATGATAGACTCCTTGATGAAATCATTGTGTACCACAAGTTTGGTTCGCACCAATTCCCAATATGGATTTGTACAATGGAACAGTTTATTAACATCTTCGCGTTTTGACTTTGGGTACATTTCAAATCCGTTTTCTCGAAGAAATGTTTTGCGACATTCGCGTAATTCAAGTTCACATTCGGGTGATACCGTCCCTATCATTTTTTCAATTGAATAATTAGATTTTGTGCACATGTCATCCTGTTTGATAGATATTCCATAGAATCCATCAATGCACTCTACATAAATGTCCGCTTTTTGTTGTTTGACGTCTAATCCCTGATTCAAATCCACAATTTTTTGAGACTTACAATTCTTCCCTTCCAAATAAACACGCACCACGGGAGAGTTGTGAGATGGCATTTGAAGTTTATAATTCAATATATATTTGTCAACTTCGGTGACTGGTCTGCTCTCCAAATCCACCTTGTATGCATGTATGGTCTCCGACTCACAACCACATAGTCGAGATTCGTCTACGACCCACGTCATAAACTGATCTTTAGAAACAAATTCAGGATTCAAAATAAGTACGGCAATAACATATTCGTAGGCATTCGTATCTACATTTTTTCTTTTTTTCGTTTGTGAATTTCGCATCTTTTCCTCGCGTTTCGCTTCCATAAGTTCCATTTTCGCCTGGCGTTTCGCTTCCATAAGTTCCAGTTTCGCCTGGCGTTTCGCTTCCACAATTCGCTTTTTCTCCTGGCGTTTCGCTTCCATAAGTTCCAGTTTCACCTGGCGTTTCGCATCTGCAATTAGCTGTTTCTCCTCACGCTTCGCATCTGCAATTCGCTTTTTCTCATCGTTCGATGGCATGATGATCGATGACATGATGTTTAATTGTAATGGCAATATATGTTAAATACCATTTCAATTTTATTAAACAATTATTCATAGATCACATTCAATCAATAATTCTGCTTCTGTATAAATGATTTCTTCTCCTTTGACACAGCAGATATCATTGGGTATTACTTTTGTACGTATTAGGTTTACCATAACGTCCGCCTTATTTAATCTGATAATGTAACTATCAATCGTTTTTAAGATGTTATCTATTTGTTTATCTATTTCGGACATATCTACGTAATTCATTTTGGTATAATAAAACATAATAAATATATAATTCAATTTAATATATTTATATAATAATGAAGATTGGAATTGTTAACTACTACAATATTGCATCTCCAACGATTGTAAAGGTAATACGAAATTTAGGACACGATGTAACCTTATTAACTCCATATGACGACCATTTTACCATGATAAAACATTCAAATATTCGTAATTGGATATTTAGTGGGTCACCATTAGACGTGAATGATCCGATAAGTCCACAAGTAAACAAGAAAATACTGGGGTTACAAGATAAACGAATTCTTCTCATTTGTTATTCAATGGAAAGTATACTGAAATCATTGGGGTGTAAACTGACGACAAGCAAAAAGAGTAAAGATGACACCGTTCTATTAACACCGCTATATAATAACTATTTAACAGGTGGCATGCAAATACCGATATCTGCTGCAAGAACACATTATACGCACATAAATGTTTCGTCTCTTCCACCACGAATAAGGTTACAAATGAAACATAAAAATGAGGTTATGACGTGTCACTACAGGAATTGTGTTATGGTTCAGTGGCATCCAGAACGAAGTGATGAAGGCGACTTGTTCTTATCAAATTGGTTGTCAAAATAAAAATATTCCCTTTTTTATTTGTTTTTTTGTTTGATTTTTTTTTACATGTAGTACCCCCAATGTCTAATCCGCTTCTGCTGCTGCGCCACTCGGTTCTGCTGCGCCACTCGGTTCCGCTGATTCCCGTTTCTTGATCACACGGGCAATGTATACGACCGAATCAATGTCACTGGTGTCCTTGTATGCCACGAACATGCGACCAGATGGTCCATCCTTACCCTTCACGTCCAAACACGATGTCTTTGACCAAGACTCCATCTCACGCTTCACGTCTGAGTATAGCATCACGGACAACTTCTTGGTAGTAGACGACATAATGAAGTTGGTGACAGGATCAGTCGTAAACTTTTTTTTCTGGCGGCAACCATTGTCCTTGAGGAATTTGTTGATATGGGTAAGGTCCGCACTTTCTTCCTGAAGAAGTTCCCAACCATCATCTTCGTTGCTCTCTGGTTCGTCAATTTCAATTCCAGAATTTCCAAATCCGTCAGGATGAAACACGGTTGGTTTGGGTTTTTTGGTCCGCATCCCATGGTACGTGAAATCACCCAGATCAGTGAACCCTGAATCCCACACCTTCATGTAGCGCTCGAGACTCTCAATGTTAGTGTAGACCAGCATGTCGTCCTGCACATCATATCCAGTCGCGCGACCAGAGAGACCCTGAATCATCACGTCGTCATTGTCCGAGACACGTTCATATAGGATGCCAACATTTTCCTTAGGGTGAAGAGTGACCGCGCAACGAAGGTGTTCCTTGATGTAGATCAGTGTGTGTTTGGACGGAACATCTTTGATGAGAGACTGCACGTCATTTTCCTTCGCCCTGGAGTGGCACGGCGCGTGGTAGAAGTCCTCCTCGCCAAATACTACCTTGAACCGCTCTACAACAGTGTCGAATTTCTCACCAGAAGGGACCCGAATAAGGTGGTGACGGGGGTCATCAGGGAAAACATCAATGATTTTTTCTTTGAGTTCGCCAATGGCAGCGTATGCTGGTGAGATGAGAAGTCTGCGCTCTTCGCACTGCTCCTCGGTCATTTTGCTGCGGTCAGGGTTCGGGGCAATGAATAGATCCTTTGCTTGGAATGCGCGTCCATTCTCGTGTTGATGATGAACTCCCTTGTATCCAGGTCCCGGTTGCATGACGTGTTGTTTCGCATACTCGTTCCAAAGTGACATGTCGTCCATTACCTTGTTGGGTGTCGCCGAGAACTCAACGAAGTTAATGTTGTTTTCCCGGAGGTACTCCATGTCCCTGAGACCAGTTTGTTCCATCAACTTGCTGATCGTCATCTCATCCTTTGACGCAACGTGTACCTCGTCCATGAGAATGACTACGTCACGAAGACCAGCGAGTCGCAACTTGAGTTTTTTTGCTAGTTCGCCGCGATGGTAGATGTTGTCCTTGAGTGCTGTAGGGAATCGCGCCTTTGTCTGTTCTTTCCAATCCGTCGAACTAATACCTGTAATGATGAAGATGTTCTTGGGATTCACGATGATGTTGCAACCTGCGAGAGTAAAACAAGAACGGATGACAGCAAGCATACATCCCGTCTTTCCAGTTTGTGTCATTGCTTTCACAAGTTGGAATACGACTGCCGGGTCGTTAAGGATCGTATTTGCAACCTCCGTTGCAGTTGCTTCTTGGTTAGGATGGTACAATTTGGTCCCCTCAATCTCACACTCTGTCTCGAGTTCGTCAAACGAAGACAGCAGTGAAATCTTGGAGCGCTCGATTAACTTGCGTTGAAGATCGGACGACATCTCAAGTGACGAGGTGTTGCGAGCCATTGAAGTTTTTTTGAGTCGATTTGAGAGCAGTTTTTTCCTGGTGGATACAATACCGATACAGAGTAAATCCATTTCAATTTTATTTAATTACGCCCATAAAATGGGTTCACATGTTTGACGTTTTGAAGAAAGGTGTAAATCGCGAGTAATTATAGTTATATATCTGAAAGATTGTGAAGACAAGTTACAATTAAACAAATTTCCTCACGATCAATCACTTCACACTACAACTATAAATACAAAATGTATTTTACTTGACTTTATATGTGACCGTCATAATACCACATTTCATTATTATATTTAGTTATAGTATAATAATGGTAAAGGAGCCCAACCCCAAAAAATCGAGAAACCCATCGCGTAAGCAATGCACCACAAAAGCAACAACAGAAACCCCAGCACCCCTAAAGCAACCATATATACTTCCACCCAAACAATGTAAGGAAAATGAACATGGCAAATTTCTTATATTTAGGTTTAGTCAACCATATATGAAAAAGTTAAATGATGAAGAACCACTTATACAAGGACCACTTCCCGAAAAGCGAAATTTGCCCCCAGGTGTATATACATGGGTCATTATATTCAACCCAAGTTTGGATAGACGCCGAATCTATCTCAAACGTTCACCCAACGTTCAGGAAATCGCGTCAAAACACAAGGATATAGTAACTAGTATAAAAGAACAATATAAGGTTGAGTTTGCAGGGGAGTTACAGGTTTATGAGGGTGGTAGTGGTAAGGCCAATAAGGCCAATTTATTATCAGGGACATTTACGAGAAAACTAATGGGTGATGCTGTTAACGCTGGTAAATTGCCGGAATTTCAAGCGGATGCAGATGGCGCTATTAGGGCTATGTTGGGCCAATCTTTTGACTTAGATAATGTTGATGTTGATACTAGTGGTACTGGTGATACGCTTATTACCGGAGGATTAAGTGATCATGATCTACAAAGGTTTATCCGCGATTCCATTGAAAAACCTGCAGAGATAAAAATATATGGTTTCGACACTTTTGCTGAATGTAATGCTGTTAAAGGGGAATTACTTAAATCAGGGAAAGATAATGATAAACTTCTTACTGCTAAATCTGCAGTAACATATAATCACGCCGCTGCCGCTGCAGAAGCCGCTGCCGACCGGTATGCTACGATTGGATCTGCTACGTCTGGATCTGCTACGTCTGGATCTGCTACGATTGGACCTGCTACGATTGGACCTGCTACGTCTAGATCTGCTACGTCTGGATCTGCTACGATTAGACCAGCTGCGTCTGGAGCTGGTGCCGCCACCGAAATGTCTAGGTCCGAGGGCGCAAGTATAGGCGGAGCATTCATCACAAGAAGACATCGTTTAAGAGGTCGGACACGAAAAATAAAACGCAAAAGGACTACTACCAAGAAAAAAAATAAACGGAATAAACGTTCAAATAAACGAAAAAAATATCTCAAATATACATAATAAATGATGGTAGTCAAAAATCACTATCATTGAACGATTTTTTTAAAAAAAATATCTGATGTTACAATATAAAATGACCAGATACACCGATTTTGTAAAAGCACATATGACGAAAAGAAAAATGTCGTGGAATTGTGCCGTATGCGATATAAAATCCAAAAAACTATACAAACCCAGAGTGGTAACACCAAAAAGAAGTGCATCCGCGAAAAATTCTAGAGATTCAGAAGAATTTAGAGAATTTCGCAGAGAGTTTAATGAACACTTTTTGGAATTTTTGAATAAGTTAACACCTGCAGAACTCACTGAAATGGCACGCAACGCGCCACGTGGCACAGGGGTGCGCAATACAACAAGAAAATCTAAAAAATCTCGTGGAAGTAAATAGAATATAATGTCACATCTGAATTTTGATTTTAAAACCATATTTATATAGGTCGTGAATGTTTTAAACACCATAAATTTAAAAATTCAACCATATCAACGTTACTATATATATTATATTTTTTAGTCAATAAACTATATATGGATTGATCATGTCTGTGTTCTTTAAATCCACTTATGTTTTTTATTATACTAGGAGTATCATCTATAAAATGATATTGACTGGATAATGTATACCAATTATCAATAAGTTCTCTTGTTTTTTTATTATTTAATATCATAATTGAACCTGCTTGTCTTTGACGCGTATTTAAATATGCATCATGATTCATATCTAAATTTTCTATTAAATCCATTTTATTCCAAACATATTCTAAACATTTTACTCTACAATAACTACCAATTATATAATCTCTTTTTACGATATTAAATAAATCTATAAACTTATCTTTACTAGCGCGGAATATTATACTAGAATCTAAATATAACAATGTGTCATTATCATTTAATATTTCTAACTGTTTTTTAATGATGTAACTTTTCCATACCCAATATCCATACCCCCTTTTATTATTTTCTATAAACGTTTTATGTTGATTCCAAAATATAGGATCGTTTTTTAAATCTTGTTCTGTTAACAAAATAATTTTATCAAAAATATCTAATTCTTTCATTAAATTGATTAATCTTTCTGCTCTTTTTTCATATTCCCCGGTTGTTCCAAATGTTAAAAGTATCTTCATTATATAAGATGGATAAATTATATATATATAGACATCCGTATAATGATAGACTATTTTCACAAATAATACGACATTTATTAAGTTTTTTTATATCGAAAATTTTAAATATTACACACATTCATATACCATATAACGACAATGATATTAATATAGATTTTGCAAAAATATATAACATAAATAATTTAATAGATGAAACTAGTGATAATCATGACGTAAATGCATTGCGTAAAGAAAAACGCGCATACTCAGAACCAGATCAAAACTTAGTTGGTTTAAATAGATCATCTAAACGTCATTTTCATATTAATGATATATTTTCAGATACAAATATTAAATTAATGAAGTCAAGTTATAAATTAAATAAAGTAAGTAGTGATTATTTATTATCTGATGTGAATGTTTGTCTACATATTAGGAGAGGTGATATAACGAAATATGGGAAATCAAATGGAAGATTTACACCAAATGGATTTTTTATCGATACTATAATAACTTTGCGTGATATATTAGAAAATAAATGTACGTTTCATATTTATTCTGATTCTGAAATAAATTTAGATATAGAAAATATTAATATAACGTATCATAACAATACTGATTTATTGGTGGGGGTAAATGAAATGATACAATCTGACATTTTTATTATGTCGATTGGTTCTAATGTTAGTCATTTTGTAGGGTTACATACAGATGCAATTGTATTTTTAGATAAAGACAAACTAATACCATGTTTTAATAATAATTATAATATTTATTGGTCAAAATATAAAAATTTCATTAGTGATAAAGAAATATTTAAGAAAGAGGTATATAATAGTTTTAAATAAAGAATATCAATGGACATTTATCATTAGTTTCATTATATCGTCGGATAATACATTGATATTTCAATTAGTAGTCACCAGATACGTCATCACTGCAAAGAGGATACTCATCATTTTGTTCACAAGGGAACAAATCACGCCCTTTGTCTTCTTCTTTATCCAATTCATCAATTAATTCAGTTATCTTAATAAACATTTTCGTTTCTATTTCATCATCCGTTGGATTATAATCTCATTTTTTCAATTCGTTCAAAACAAAAAATACTTATAGTTACAATATATATCTCGTGATAGCTCAGATGGTAGAGCGGTGGACTGTAGAGGTTTTGTATTCCATTGGTCGGCGGTTCGAATCCGTCTCGCGAGATTACATCTTATTATTTTTCATATAAAAAAATAATAATGTACGTTTCATAATCTAATGTTTTTTATTACCCCTTTTTGAATAATTACTACGACCATGTTTGCCACGACCATGTTTGCCGTACCCCTTTCCACCCTTGTATGGTTCTCCCATACACCTAGCATATCGCCACTTGAACGGAATGAACTCATAAGGTGGTTTTTCAGGTTCAGGAATATATTCAATAGAAGTCCATTGAGATATACTAATAATATAGTCGCAATTATATTCATACCTATAAGGTGTGAGTTGATACATTTCAGTGGTTGAAATATCATCACTAATATACTCGTATTTATATTCACTCGTCCTATGTGTGTGTTGATACATTTCAGTGGTTGAAATATCACTACTAATAGAATATTTATATAGACGTTCACTGGACGAACTACTGGATAGGATCCAATATTTCATAGAAGGTGGTATCCAATGTATCATTTTTTTCTTTTTATTCAGCAGCATGGACCGGTAAAACATTCCAATGGTATACCCAGCACAAGGATTATATGTCTTGAAGAACCTTGATTTGTTTCGTATTTCGTCGAATATCTCCAAATGATATTTCAATTGGAACAACACATCTTCCATTTTTTGGGTCACATAAACATCCCCATACGAGAGAATTAGAAGGACGATGTCTTCGGGGAGAAAGATAGACAGCATAATGGTGTTTTGATACAATCTATCTATGGGTCAGAATACATTTCAATTTTATTTATACAATGAAACGCGGCATAAATGCATTGATGATATTCTTGAATTTAACTATTATAAAATTGATTGTCTAACCTGGATTATGTATATAAATTATATAAATGGGTGATTGTCAAGATTTTATCGATGCACTGCCGTGGGATACGACCGAATTAAACATCTCATGTAGAGGTCTTGATAATATGCCAGACATTTCAAGACTAACAAAATTAAAATATATTGATTGTTCATCTAATTATATCACATCATTGGGAACAATAAGTGATACCATTATAGGTATATATTGTTCGAATAATAACCTGTCAAAACTACCACCATTCGGAAGAAATGTAAGGAAGATGGTTTGTTCTAAAAATAAATTGACATCCATCCCGCCATTTAATGATCTCCTTGAAGAATTTTATTGTTTCAATAATTATTTAACATATATTCCCCAATTCAATCCCAATATGAAATCATTTAATTGTAGTTGCAATATGATAACGATTATTCCAGAATTCAATAAAAAAATGGAGAGATTTTATTGTGATAATAACCAAATTACTTGGTTACCTAAATTCACGGAACAAATACAACGGATTGAATGTTACAATAATGATATCACGTATTTACCGAAATTCAACCATAAACTTGAATATATGAATTGTTCTAACAACAACTTGTTTTATTTACCGGATTTCAATGAAGAGTTGATGTATATGTATTGTGACTATAATCGGTTGGTTTCACTGCCACCATTAAATAAAAAGTTAATATCATTTAATTGTTCTGATAATGAAATAAATGTTCTACCGCACTTCAATAAAGATCTCAGGTACATGTATTGTCACGGTAATCATTTAACCGAACTTCCACAATTCAATCAAAACTTGCGGTCTATATACTGCACAGGTAACCCATTTTACGTATTAGATCCTCGAAGTGAAACGCTTGATGTTATGTGTGTCAAGACTAACACGCTTATTATATTCAAAGAGTTATACTATGCAATCAAATTTAAAAGACAATTCAAACGATGGTTGTGGGAACTGGTACGGGAACCCAAAATCGCGCTGAAATTTCATCCAAGTAATCTTTTGAAATATCTGGAGGAAAATGACGACGATTTAGACCTAGCGCTTGAACAATTTATAGGGGATGATTAGATTGTACCATAATAAAATTGGACCATAATAAAATTGAAATAAATAACACACTCAACCCCATTATTTTTACAGAAGAAATCATGAAGGTTCTTGTATTCGACACAGAAACGACCGGGTTGCCCAAATCGCGCAATGCGTCCATTTATTCGTCATCGGATTGGCCGTACATCATACAGATGGGGTGGATTATATATGATACTGATACGAAGGAACTTAATACTTTCTCACATATCATAAAGTGTCCCATTGAACCATCACCAGAGAGTGTGGCGATTCACCACATTACCAAGGAACAAATTGATGAAGAAGGCATTGATATTACCTATGTCATTGGATTGTTTAGACAATGTGTCAGTAATTGCGATGTGGTAGTGGCACACAATATTTCATTTGATAAGCGAATGGTGATGGTTGAATGTATCCGAAACCATTTCCCACCAATCTTTACTAATGTGCGCGAATATTGTACAATGAAAGATGGGAAATTCATTGCAAATATATTGAAAACGTCATCAAGTGGTCGCGAATATTTCAAGTTTCCAAAACTGACAGAATTACACGAAACATTATTTAAAACTGTACCTTCCGGAATCCACGATGCACTCGTTGACACACTGATTTGTCTTCGGTGCTACGTCTTTATCACTGACAAGAACGACATTTTCGAATTATCAAAACCATTCGCGAAAATTTATGAAAAATATATTCAAGTTGATGTATGTTAACATATGTCATATGGTAAAATACACGTGATCCATTATTTTTTTATTCGACCATTTATTATACTTGCGTCAATTATCTACACGCCCATGCATACAAACGTTGAAATGTAATATGTTTTTCGTATCCTTGTCCGGTCAAATCCCTCATTTGACCCGATTCAAAATATCGATTGTATGTAAGACCAACGTTATCCCAGAACCCATTGCTAGCGTCCGTATCTATATATATCAACTGCTCGTCACGTACGTTGGGATGTACTTCTATGATTTTCTCACATACATTCCGCATCAGTCGTCTCGCGATACCTCTGCCATGGTACTCATCTTCAACATGTATGTTCATACCCATTGGATATGTAACATCACCTTGTACCATCTTAGAATTATCGAATCCGGAACCAGTAATGTCAAATTCTCCAATTGTTTCTCCATTTACATTATAACTTGATGCGAACGTTGTCATACAATGATACATATCACCTTGTTGGTCAGGAGACTTATAAGTGGTTACGTATTCACTGATTGGTGAAGTCATTGTGTTAATGACTGAGATATATATCATAAATCTTATTCAATTTTATTTTTGAACTCTTTCCAAGAGATGTCAATAATGTCTACGGGTGCGTCTCGTGATTCATCATCCTTTTCACCCATTCTCAATGCACTATCCACATATATATTTTTCAGGACTTTCCCAACCTCGTATGCTCCGGTATGTTGGTCGATTTCGCATTCTTCAATGCGTTTCAAAATCATTAGGAAGTAATCAAACATTTCAAGGTCAAATTCATCCTTCTTTAGTTTGATGAAAATATCAGTATAATTTGTATATAAGAATGAACACCCTGCAATAAGGATATTTTCATTGTCAGGTGAGATTGGTTGAGTCATATTGTGTAACTTTTTGAGTTTCGACATCATTTCAACATCATTCTTGATTTTATCACTATGTTTCCTCTGCCTGATATCATTTGTAACATCTTCAATATTATCGTGAGAAATCATATCCTTTAGTTTAAGCGACGCGTTTTCATCCATATATATACTATCAATAATTCATATTTAAATCATATTACTATCTATGAAATCTAATTATCTGATTCAACATTCAAAATAAACTACAATTTAGATTAGTTAATTATATAAATGATATTTTCACATTATAAAGTAATATGAGATCATCTGATATAATACGCAGTATAATCATACTACTATTATTTTCAATTATATACTCTAGTATAATTGTCTCAGATACAATCTTAGATATGAACAAAGAATGGGCGAAATACAGATGTAACCCATTATTTATGCCATTTGCATCAGCATTCGGACATTCTAATATAGACAATTTCAAATATTGTGTAAGTAAGATAAGTAATAATAACATGCCGGATTTGATGGGACCTACCAAACTTAACATAGACCTATTGGGAAAAATGGGAGGGAACCTCAACACAAACATAACATCGTCGAATGGATTCGTAAGTATGTTCCGGGACAATATCATGAACTCATTTGGTTCTATTTATGGAATATTAATGGGTGTAATTGCGGAATTTTACAAACTGTCCGTATCGATGAAAGACGTATTGGGCAAAACAATCGGGGTAACAAGAACACTTGTATATACATTGGAAGGGTCTATTACTACAATGGAGAGTGCGAATGACACTGCATTTATGAGATCATTGAGAAAAATAAGTAAACTTAAAGGTAAATCCAAAGGATGTTTTTCAGGGGATACAAAAATAAAACTCAATACCGGTGATTATAAAAGAATAGACGAGATAGAAATCAATGACACTCTCGAATATGACACACATGTACTTGCAACTATGAAAATAACTAACATCACACCAGGTACGTCAGATATGATTTCAAGTGTTTACATGATACCAAACGGAGATAATGATGATATTCTTGTAACGGGTAGTCATTTGATATATGATAATGTGTTAGGTAAATTTGTCTGTGTGCGCGATTACAGGGATTCAATTAAAACAAAACGTTGTCTGGATGTTGTTTATTGTTTAATTACAGATAACCATACAATACCGATAGGTGAATATATCTTCCACGACTGGGAAGATACACCTAATAAATCCAAAGATATAGTTAGGTAAACTATATACTAGATATTATAATATGATATTATAATGACGTCAACATATGACTCTATAAAGAAACTATATGGTTCCCAGACCTATTTAGACAAATACATTGTAGACGTAATTATAACGATATTTATTTGTTGTATCGTGATATATTTTGTATTTAAAAATAAAATTAATGACACACTTAACAATATTGACAGTGACTGGGAAAATAACCGATGTAAACCCGAATATATTCCAATTTCTGGATTTGTTAAATCATCAGAGGGTAACACTATATATGAAAAAAGTGTGAACAATTTCAACTACTGTATATCAGAGTTGTATAAGAAAGACTTTAATATATCATTGTCTCCATTAACATCTGCAATAAACAGCAGTCTTTCAGTAATGGTTAATATTAGCGATGCATTGACAACGCTATTGGAAAATACAAAAAAAATCAAACTAGGGACTATTTCGGTTTTCAAAAATATAATTACAAAAATGAATGAACTTGTGATACAACTGACACAACAAAGTATAAGTATGAAAAGTGTCATCGCTATGATACACGCTACAATAGTAACAGCAGTTTATTCTATCATAGGGTCATACTATACCGGAGTATCGGTATTTATAATGTTCAGTGAAGCGTTTTTTAATTTTATTATGGTTGTCCTAATTCTAACCGCTATTATACTTATGGTTACACCTGTTACATTTGCAGTTGGTATGGGTATATTTTTACAGGGAGTTGCATTATTCGCAGTGTTGATACTTCTGAATAATTTCATAAAGAATGCGTTTGGTATACATATTGTCAATATGAAATTACCTAAAATGCCAGGTAAGGGAAAAAAGGGAAAAAAATGTTTTGCACATAATACTAACGTCTCTATGATGGGAGGCGAATACAAACAAATCTCTGATCTTGTGATAGGTGATGTATTGCTGGATGGGTCAATTGTCACATCTATACAGATATCAGTAAATGACGAGTTATCATTTGTAAATATAAATGGTGTTATTGTAACGAATGATCACAAGATATATTATCATAATTGGATAGACGCCAAATATCATCCGGAAGCAAAAGTTGTTCAATGCAATGACCCATATGTATATTGTATAGGAACATCTAGTAAAATAATAACACTTAATGGGTGCATATTTTCCGATTGGGACGAGATAACCATAGATGACCTTTCCGAATTAACTAACGTTGATATTTGTACTGGAAGAACACCGAACATTATTAAATTAAAGGATGTGCATATGTACTTTGATACGGGGTATCATGGCGACACACTTGTTACGCTAAAGAATGGAAATATTGTCCCAATTCAAGACGTAAAGAATGGAGATGTACTGGGCGACGATTCTGTTGTTACCACAACTGTTTCGATTATGAGTAAAGACCTGGATTATTTCTCATATTATAAGGATGGTGTTCATTTGTTTGATTCAACCGGAAATATAGTAGTGGATGATATAGATATACAATTTAGGAAAACTCAATCGCCCGAGAAATCTTATAATTTGGTTACAAATACTGGAAATATGAACATATATAACATAAATGTCGGGGATTACAACAAGGGAATTGAGAAATTTTTCCCAGAATCAAGATGGTATTAACATTTTCTTTACATAATATATATGGGGGTCAGATTATTTAATGAAGAAGTGAGACTTGATATTGTAGTCCTCTTATTATTTATAGGGGGATGCATTGTATATTTCTTCTTTTGTTCGTGCAATGAGAAAATGTTGATGAATGCGGCAACAACGCTACCATATAATAAGAGGATGATAAATAACGTAAAAAGGCAACCAACTGCATCGTGTGGTGCAAATATTTCAAGACGCGAAAATGCAAATGCACCAGAACCAGCGTCATATTCGGATATCGGACATATGGGAAGCGTATACTAAAACATTTTCATTATATTTATGAATATAATGAATTTTCAAATTTCCTAATTCTCGAGTTTAAACAACAAACTGTTTATAAAATACGACATTTTGATACCTCTCGCGTTTAATAGTGTTTCGGAATAGTCAACATTTCTAACACCACCTTCAATACCATTGGTTTCACCTATACTTATATTCCCAACACGGGAACCCAAAACCATTTGATTTTTTGATGTTACAAGTTCACCATTAATAAAAATATCCATTGTACCCGCGTCATAATTCATTACGAATTGATTCCATTTTTGTTTAGGAATATTTTTTGTGGAATATACCATGGGATCATCTTCTCTTTTGTCTCCAAGTGACGATACCCTCAATGTATCCAATTCTGTATTATATTCAACTAGTGGTTTACCGACATAGGTTAATATATTCGTGTATTTACTATAAGCGCTACTTGTACCGATGGGTTGGGGTGTGATCCAAAACCAAAACGATATACTATATGAACTAGACGAACCATCGGTATTATCATATTTAGGTGGGACATTTACGTTAGTATTCTTGCTTATATATACTGGTCCATTGAAGAGATATTTTTCATTAATTTTCGACGATATTACGTTATATAATGGTGTGAGGGCAAGATAAGCAGTCACCATAAATATAACACCAACTGATACGATAGTTACATCAGATAATGACGATTTAATAAATTCCTTCATGTCCGTCATTAGACATGGTATATAATCGAAGATTGTTCTTAAAAACAAAAATACCTTTTCTTTATTTTTAGCAGACATATAATATTTATATATCAATAATGACATAATAACTAAGATGGATATTGATGCAATAAATATGGCAATTAGTAATACGAACATTCCAATATCGTTGTTCGATGCATATTTCAATCCGAGTATAATTGCACCCACAACAAAGGTTAATATAATAAATCCAAACGTCAATGCAATACTTTCATAAATGAAAAACTTTGTCACTAAAGTATTTGATGGTACTTCGGCACCAGTTTGTGTGTTCTCACCAGTCCCACAACGTTTATTGGAATATATATATAATGAAAATATAATTTTTGATAAGATGAATAATGAAAACATTATGACGGTTAGTTCCGGGTAAGATGTATTGACCTTAAATATATTTAATTTGAATAATATAACTGCTAAAATAATGATGTGTAGAATACTGGACAACAAAAATAGATATCCATTATTACATATTATTTTCATTGGTGTATCATACCTAATTTTTTCGCTAAATATCTCGGATAACAAACCAAATGTCCAGTCATATATGGGGACCAATAATTTGGTTTTAACTTCCGCAAATTTGGTTTTAAGTTCCGCAAAATTTTCCGCTATAAACGTGGTTGTAGCAGTTATTGACGGAGTAATTTTATCTGTTCCACTCATCTTTATATATAGAAAGTATTATATTTAGAACCTTTCGAATGCAGTTTTTTTTCCGTGGCACTCACGACATAGAGCAACTAGATTATCGATGTTATTAGATCCTCCTTGATCGATGCGAATCGTATGGTCGACTTCAAACCACGCATTCAACTGATTTCCACATCCGTTACATTTCCATTCTTGCTGTGATGCTACATACTTCTTTTTTGTTTCGCTTACACATCTTTTTGAATTTGAATTACCAGAATGAATGATACGAGATTCGCCTTGTTGTGGGATTGATATATTGTTCATACCAGTTAAGTCCATTACTGGGTTAATAATTCTTGCTGTATCCTTATCAAGTGGTATATGTTTCATTAATCCGGATGCAGCGGATAGCATCGTTCTTGTATCAGAAGGGTTCTTTTTTATAAAAAGATACGCTGATAATCCGAAAAACCCAATTCCTGCCATTTTATAATATTTCGTCCATGTTTTCAGAATAGTTACATATTTTCCATCGTTATATGTATTCATTATGAAGAATATAGTGATAAGTATTATAATAAATCCAGGTGTCATATTATATCTATATAATATTAAATATATAATATATATGGGTCTTAATGACGATACCACATCCACTGAAATTCATCCTGCCCCTTTTATAGGAGGAGGACCAGGAAGAAGAGGAATGAGAAGTAGAAAGGGAAGAGCAGCAAAAGCAAAAAGGGCAACAGCAAAAGCAAAAAAGGCAACAGCAAAAGCAAAAAGGGCAACAGCAAAAGCAAAAAAGGTAACAAAAGGAGCAAAAAAGGCAACAGCAAAAGCAAAAAGGGAAAGAAAGGCAAAAAAAAGGAAAGAAATGGCGCAGAAACGTAAGGATAAGTCTAGAAAATCAGCAGCATCAATGATATCACAGGACCGTGGACCTAGATTATCAAGGTCTGATAAAAAACCAGGAGATGCTAAAAGTGGTAAACCTGGCGATGCAACTGGTAAACCTGGCATAGAGAGAGAGACTAATTCGGTTAAGGCGTTCAAAGATATGTTCAATCCTGATTTTGAAAAGGCGGTATTAGGAAAAATAAAACAAGGTGGTGAGAAACGTGAGCGAAAATTATGTACACACACATTCGAACCTCAAGAACAGGCAGTATTAAATGGAGTCAGACATGTAAATAATAGATGTTGGAATATTATAAATCAGATTGGATGGCATAAACATATGACAGAGAATAAAAGAATTAGTGACTATATACGAAAGAATGGATGGACCCGTATGGAAATAGCTGGACGCGACAATGAAAATTCTAAACCATTTGGCACCAAATATATTTAATATATTCTTGATTCTCCCATAATGCTTCTGACATTGTCTGAATGTTCATCAATCATTAACTGAAGTGAATCAAACGACCACTTAATGTCAAATAGATTATTAATTTCACTAGTTAGATTATTTATTGGAACTGGAGAAGTATTGTCTTCTACCATCTCATCATACCGGAATGAAGTATTATTATACATAGAAACGTATAGTAAAAATGCAATTATTGCTATAGACAATATATTTACGAATATATCTGTATAACCCATAATATATAGTTGTATTTTATATATACTTTATATAATGGCGGCTATACATTGGAAGGCATCCGAACACACATTATCTGAGAAAATACCGAAATATGTCCGTCAATTACATAAAGGTTCTGGACCCGGTAACGGGAAACCTAATCCTATACATCATTACAGAAGATCTTTGTGTGATTCAAACTGCAATACTAAGATTACACATCTAATACCATACAAAGATAAATGTTGCAATATAGGTCCAAATAAAGGCATAAGAAGTGGTATGACAAATGCAAGGGTTTTAGTCGATGCTAACAACAATAAATCAACATTGATAAATCATAAATATTGTAACTCTACGTCTGAATTACTTCGACGAAGATGTTCCCTATATTCTCAACATATGTCAGGTAACGTTATAACTGGCATTGATTATACAGCACACCCGTCATCAAATCCAGATGGGTCCCAGGTGCGTCGCATGACAAACTGCAATACCTCTTGCACCACTATATATAAACCAAACAACAAACAATTTGGTGTTCAGGGTGCAGTTGATTCATCGTCCAGAATACATCGATTGAGGAATAATACAATGAGACGCAATCTAAATTCATTATCGAAAACATATGGTCTAAATTCAGCGACTATGGTGTATGGGTCCCCATCGTATAACATCAAGTCAAAGGAAAATAATCTAACATTGGGGTTATGTAGACGCAATGGTAAAAAATTAACTTGTATATAATAACTTAAACCTAATTTATTAGTTTGTAGTATCGTTATGACGACATTTAGAATACCAATAGTGCATAATATTTATAATAATATTAATAGTATACTCAATAAACGTCCACCCGGTAGTGGCACATCTAGATTTGGATATGAACTGACATATTTTGGCGTAATTTTATCGTTTAGTGTTGGTGTATTTAGTATAAGTGGATTATTGTCCTACTCTTTTTGTAGTCATTGTCATTATTATTTCAGAAAATTTAGGGAAAAAATGTTAACCATTCCGAAATTATTCGCAATAACTACTAATTCGTAAACGAATATGTCCTCTGCATTTCAGTGGACCGCGCGAGATGTATTGTCTTGTATATAATACAACACGATATAGAGATGATTGAGAATGTTAGTACAGGGTGATTATTTGTATTGTATCTTGTATTTCGTGCACCATTTAATACATTTTGAGATATTCCTTTTGTTTATGTCTACCATCGGATTAAATTTATTATGCGCCATCCGTATAGAATCGTTCATCTCTATAATCATTATATTTTCAGATATTGATGCTGCGTTAGATATGGTTGATAATATTGTATATGGGATATAGTTATTTATGATACGTGAACAATGTGGTGGTTTTCCTATCAAATGCATCATATTCAATATAAAATCAAATGATACATTTTTAATTAACCCGTAACAGTATATTAATTGATTTGATTTATATTTGTCTGAAATTTCAGGATTTGCTATAAAAACATCTTCGTACAATGAACTCAGTATATATAAGATATCAATAGACAATGTAGATTTAATGTCTGGTAGTTCAATAATAAGTGACCCACCAACATCTTGTGTGATAATAGACATTGCCAGTGTATTTATAACGTTATGTTCCGAGTTGTATTTAGGGAATGCAATTATTATATCATATATTCCGTTTTTTTCATCGAACCATTCTCTGAATTTTTTAGTATTGTTGGTATAATCCGAACACATATAAATAAATTGTGCCATATCATCTGTCAATATATGAGAGATGTTTATGTCATGGTGCTGTTGGATTAGGTGGCGTATTGGATCAACATTATTGGATATGTATACAACTCTTGATGGGTTCTTTATTACATTAAAATAAGAAAGTATTTCCCAAGTCGAATATGTTTCATTTGTATAATTATTTCCACATACAACATCACTCATACATTCATATGGATATGTATATTTCCGATACTTATCCAATTCATTGAATTTTTGTTTATCTATGCTTGTAAACATCATCTTTATTGAACCAGATTGATTGACTAATTCATTGTCATTTGAAAATGTAATATGAGATGATATAAATGATGGTAACCTAAATATGAGCATTATATAATTATATTTGGTTGTTTTTAATATATTATTTTTTAGTTGTCTCCTTGATAACGATTTTTTTTCTTGTTTTTTTAATTTGTATTTTTCTTGGAGGATCACTAGATTTTCGCGTCGCACCACTCGAGACATCCGATTTTTCTGTCCCCATAACCGTAGATGATTCCGCTGGTGCAGGTTCTTCCGCTGGTGCTGGTTCTTCCGCTGGTGCTGGTGCAGGTTCTTCCGCTGGTGCTGGTTCTTCCGCTGGTGCTGGTTCTTCCGCTGGTGCAGGTGCTTCCGCCGGCGTCTTTGTCTTCTTTTTACCTTGTTTCGGTACTTTAATTTTGGTAACTTTTGGCGTCTCTGCACTCGGTTCACTAGACGATGTCTTCTTTTTTGTCTCTGGTTTAGATACAGTCTTCATTGTAGATGAGATACTAATGGGGTCCCCCTTATATAATACATCCACGACCTTATGTGCATCAACATTGTGTATTTTCTTGTATATAAAGTATCGATTTAGAAACGATATATCCTTTTCTCCCTTTGTCATATCCATTGCGGAACGATATGATGAGGTTGGATGTTTTTTACATTCATCGCTCATACTTTTGTATAGATCACGAAATGAACCACTCGACGATTGTATTCCCTTTTCATCCAGTTCTTCCCTTGATAACATAACAAACCCAAAATGTTCAAGTATATAGTCGAGATAATCGAAATTAACAAGATATTCCCGAAATACTTTGTTGATTGATTCTTGATATATATCAATCGCATACCCAACCGATGTATTGTCACCAATAAACTCATCATTATCGTATCTTTTTGTCACGCCCCAGATTTTATTACCATTATTCATAATTGTATATGTATCATTCATGTCTTTTGTTCGGAGTAAATCAAATACCGCATTTCCGTCATAACAAGTCCCAATAAAGTATCCACCGAGTTTTGTCGTTTCCGATACATTTCGTATGAATTCAAGAACATTTCGTTCACTCTCGAACATGTAATGCAACGCAAATTGTATTGAAGATACGTCAAATCCGTCCTTGCATATACCTACATTTTTCTTAACCCATTCTCCTTCTAAATCACTCTTATTCTTTGATATACCAAATAATGATTTTAATGTATTCTTGTCCGTTTCAGTGTACATAGCAGTTCCATCTTTTATATTTTTGGATGTGTCTCCATGCATAAATATTGCGTTTGGTATCCTACGATATTTTTTATGATAATTAAGTGTTCTTGCACACGCACCGTCCATTTTGTTTTCTATGTTATCTTTGGATATGTCCAATCCTAATATAAACCCTAAATTAGAATGTATCCATTTAGACCAGTCACCTCCCTTTCCAACCGCCATATCAATCAACCGATCTCCTGGATTTGTTACAACCGATATAAGTTTACTTTTAACATATAGATTATGAAAATCCCGAAGTGATTCTGTGTTTGATTTTGAATTTGTCCTATTGTAGTATACACTATCTGTTATTTCAGTAGGGATACCGACTCCACTTGATAACATATCAATCGAAATTGGGTTGTGGATGGAATGCCAATTACTATTAGCAACATGGTATGCATTTCCATAATTTTTACCTCCTGCATGTAACTCGGCAGTTTTATCATAACGTACTCTTAGTGGTTTCCACTTCCATCCCGTATCGGCAGATGCATCATACGAAAATTCAACGATTTGTTTATCTTCCATTACATCGCCTTCACTTGTCATCATGACCGAATCTTCCGTGTTTCCATTTACATGGGTCAATGCTATCTTACATAGACCAGCATATTCATCATATGGTTCATTTGGATAAAATCTTACTGGGCGATAAGAACCATCATCCTTGCCGTTTGTAAATATACCATCCCTTAATGATTTGCATGGATCTAAATATCCATGGACACGTTCATTAAATCCCACATGCAATACAACGGTTTTATATTGGGATATATTATCAGATACTCCCTTTGATTGACCATAATTGAATATGCTGTCTATCTTGTCATTTGTACCTGTAATATCTTTCATCGTTGAAACCATAAAATCAATCGTGTTAAATTCAGGAGGTTTCCATTTAAATGAATGTTTCCACGCCCGTTTTTCCATAGGACCAGGTTTTCCAATGATTTCACTTCCTACCCCTAGATTGGTCGGTGTGAAAATAATTCCGTCTATATTATACTCAAACCCACCCTTAGATTCGCGTTCAAGTATTTCTCTGCAGCACCTGAATATAGTAGTTGCTTCATTGATGATATGAAACTCTTTTACTTTTATCATTAATGGGGATGTCTTGAGCGTTTTATTGATAGGTGCTATATTCGTATTGTTTTTTAGATCGGTTAATAATTCTAGGCGATTTGGTGAACCACTCACAACGAATGGCAGATTTCTTACATTCTTTCCATTTACAAAATATACATCAAATGCAGCATAAAGATTTATAAATACTCCTTCCTTGTTGTTCTTGATGTGTTCTCCGTCTATAACTGATTCATAGTATGACTTGTTACTTGTTATTGTACCTGTGAATTGTACATTCATATTCGTATCAATCATATAAATCTTCCCTTCGTGTGTAATATATATTAATTTCCGGTCGCCATCTGCTTTGTCTGTCGCAGTGTAATCTCTCCGTATATTAGGGGTAACCGATTCTGCAGATGGTTCCATGATATTTGTCATTTGCAATGTCATTGAAGATGGTCCTATAAAGTCCGACGTATAATTCGGGTTTTTGTTCCTACTTCCAATAAGTTGCTTGTATTTTTCAATGACGTACCTTTTTTCAGAAATAGATATGGGATAATTAGTTCCCTGTATTCCCGACAAGATAAGGTTTATGCTCTTTCTTACGAGAGGAATAATCGCGGGAATTTCATTATACGGTGTACCGCGCCCAACATTGTCATTCACAAACTCAATCTCTATCTCATATTTAACCTTATTATCAAATACATTTGATTCTTTGATGGTCTTTGTAGGTATCATCATATTATCGCGTTTAGTAGACTCTTTCACAATACTTAGGTCTATCTGTATGAACGGCATATCATCGTGTCTAAACGTGTATCGCTGAATGTACCTAAACATTTTTTTAACAGACCCCCATGAATCGGTTAATGACGTATGAATGCGGTCACCTTTATCAATACGTTTCTCCCCCGAAACTGACATTCTGAAATTATAATCAGGAACATCAATAGAATATATATTTCCGGATTCGTTTTTGGTTTGTACCTTTTGTATAATATTATGGGTTAATGTCGAATATGAATCGGTTTTACAGTATTCTTTTATGTCAGGAAGACCACTTAATTCAGCGCGGAGATTTGATACTTTAAAATTTCCATATTTATCTTTGAATTCGGGTATAACTCTTAACATATATTCGGTTCTTATCATTTTAAATCCGGACGAAACAATGCGCTTAATAACATCATCATAGTGGGTACGTGTAATCGGTTCCGCATTACGCATTGTACCAAATCGTATTTCAAGTTCCTGATGTATTCGTTTGTCCTCCTCCTTTTTTTCCAAGAACCCTATAATAACATCATCAAATGACATTTTTCGTACTGACATATATTATATATTATCATTGTAATTTTATATCAATTTAATATAAAATTATTTATAGTCCTATAAATGCACATATATCTCGGTATAGTACAACTTTTGTTTTATTTTTGTTATTGGTTGTAGTTTCTAACCCTATTTTATCACATATTTTACGAAGGTCGTCGACTTTATATGACCCGATACCATTGATCGGTTTTTTCACATTGATGATCTCGTACTTGTGTTTGCACACTGCTTCTACTACTTCCGGTGTTACATCACGATTCATCGTATAGTTTGCGTCCTTTGTTACAATGTGCGTTGGGACACCATCGTTGCATTCATCGATACATCCGTTTACCCGAACATATGTATTCTTATTAACATATATCACACACAAATTATGAATAATACACATCGCCTTAAATGAATCAAACGACATATATTTTTCGGATATGAAGTTGGTTTCTATTAATAATGGGTCCAACCCACATTTTTTAAGTTCATACATTTTCTCTCTCAATATATTAATTTGTTTGTATTTGAAGGATGTTTCATATTTAAATTGTGTTGACATATTATCACTACATTCAGATGTACCTTCAATGAGCGCCATCATGCACCACAACAATGAATCAGACGTCTTTGGGCGATACGCATTAATGTTATTACTAGAGGTTTTTTTATTTTCATTTACATTGATTTTATCAGTATCAATGTTAATCCTAAATTTTTGTAACATCCGAACAGTCTCCATTACAAATATAATATCTATATGTTTAAGTAATTACACATTATTTTTAAAGAATGTGGTCTTTAGATGGTTTTTCTCGTCTTCAATCGTCTCCAGTTCCTTGGTTTGTTCGTCTACATAGTCTGCATATGTCTCTAGTTTCTGGATGACATCTGCACCAACAAGAGTTAAATTTACAAATGAACCATTTGAATTCTCACTTACCTCGACTGACGACAAATTAAAAATTTTCAGTATTTCTTCTTGGTGTGATTCAGTCATCGATTCTATTCTCTCTTTAAGAGTTTCCAGAGACATGCTTAATAGTATATAACAATGTATATTTAAATCATCTATATTTTTGATAATAATTCTACAATTACTGAGATATGCTTATCATTTAATTCATATCTAGACCCAAATACACGTACCTTTAATACATCGTCTATTGCTATAGTATGGAATAATTCGTTTTTAATATGATGATCGCGTGCAATATAAATCTTCATTGGATTATTAACATCATCCAACTCTGCCCTGACTCCTGCAGACTCAGTTACTTCCCTCGCAATACATTGCAATATCATCCCTTCAACCGGAGAACATATCATACATTCATATACGACATCAAATACAATATAGTTTTCAAAACAATACCCCCCAGATATGGATAGTACATTCGTCGAACCCGGTTGCACATATCCATTTTCTCCACATTTCCCTTCTAATTCATTACTCAATCTGCTATGTATCATTTTCTTGAGTTCAGTGTCCCTTTCTTTCGCAAATCGTGGACGGACCTCTTCGTCAGGACCAGGTACCCGTTTTGAAGATATATCACGTATATTTACCCGTATTTTGGTACATTCAGTAGAAACACTGTATATGTCATTCACTGGAATTTCATCGATTTGCGCCATTGTATGAAATATGTCACTATATAATTTTATATCAATTTAATTAACTATGAATGAGTATAATCCCGGATTAAGATACCATACCCTTTTGTCTTTATTGCGTAAATTATACAATCTAAACAACATCTCCTGTAGTACACAAAGTTCTATCTTACTAAGTTTTTGTGTTATATCGTCAAACTCTGGAGAAATTTGATGGACGACTCGCATAATGTCTGGTTTTGAAGATTGGTCACATCTAGCACCATTATTCCTGGGATTATCTGTATATTTTATCTTAAATACTCTGTTATCTGCAGTAGAACTCACAGACGTTGTTAACCCAATTACATTATTCATTTTTTTCATCATTGGTAAGTAAAGTTTCGACAGTTTACCTATCTCAATTGATAAGTCCTCATTATCGGAGTATTCGGATTCCCTCCACTTTTCATCCGTGTCCCTCTTTACGACCAGTACATATTTGCCCTTATTTTGGAGTATTATTCCTGAAATTTTATGTTTTTTATCGTATATAGTATTTTCATCTATGTATTTCTTGACGCGAGACATAAAATCACCATCCCATGTATCATGGTTCAATAAAACCATCATATCCGAGAACTCGAGCATATCTACAATATTGTGTGTAACAACTGCGCGATGCGTGTCTTCATCTACTTTTAAAACATCTTCAATTAATGATATAATTTTACTAAAGAAAACATAAGTATCTTTCTCACCTCTTAATATCTCTGTAGCAGTGAACGCCTTAATATATTTTTCATTCATTTCATCTATCAATACAATTCTATCACCAGATACTTCTGGAACTAATTTCTCAATTTGTTCTGGGATCGACACTACGATTTTATCGTGTTTATGATCAATTGGTGTCGATATGTCATGGATTGATACCCTATGGTTGTCCAATAATTCGAATGGTTTAAAGAAATAGATATCTCCTATATTAATCAGTCTGCCGATACGACCATATCCATCAGTTATGAATTCGGTCTTGTCTTCAATAAGTCGCGTTAATGCCATATTTATCTCGAGTACAGAATAATTGCGTAGTATATTAATGGAACGTATCAGTTCGGTGTCGCGGTAGAAAAATTTTTCTTTGAATAATGAACGTATCCGTTGTATTAACTTCTCAATATTCATTTTAGCGAAAGATTCATAGTACGTATCATTCGACACGTCAAAATCAGAAATCATATCGGGTTTGCATTTATATTGACATTCCTCCAAATAATCACACGCTGAACTAAATGGTCTGTCCCCAACCCGATACTTAATTTTTTTTCTACTCGATAATTCTTGTGTAACAGTAATATCCATCTCATCAACCCCAAATCCCATCTGTTCCTTATTCAGGATACAATCTACTGCACATTTTTTTAATATTCGTGTAATTCGTCCACTTTGCAACGCCTTTCGTTCTGCTATCCTATAAATGTACAAATCTACCGATTCAATCTCCATATCACTTAATATAGTACCATATAGGTATAGTTCTACGTTTCTGTGTGAATATGGTAGTAATTTGTGACTACACGTACGAATTGCTCTTCCCAATATCTGTTCAATTCTGTTCATGTTATACCAGGGGTCCATTATATGAACCTGACGTATAAACGATAAATCAATTCCTTCCGAACCCGCAACCGATATTAGCACCACCTTCACGTCACCACCGTCTTTATTGGAATGATTTGTAACTGCCTTTATATCTTCCAGATTATCTTCGGATAATCCTTTATCGCCACTTATCAATACATACTTCGCAGGTTTAAATTTACCAGTGGTGTATTTACGAGGTTTCAATGAGATACCATCAATTGGTTCAGTTGGAGGCGTTTTAAATAAAGAACGTTTATTAAATCTTGAAATACCAATTTCTTCGAGTGCAAGTGCCATAGGTACAAGTCCCCCGTCGATATATTTTGAAAATATCAATATCACTCCAGTTGAATTCATGATTGTTTCACATATCGTATTAATTTTTCCGCTATAATTTCCAATGTTATCGGGCGAAAATATCCTGCCATACTTAGATTCATCTATGTACTCGTAGTCGTATCTAGTCAAATCAGGAGACTCTTTAAACCTCATTATACGCGAGAGACCGCCATTACCAACCAAATATTTTGGGTCTATTTCATTATCATCGTCAAAATCCGGATGCGGATAAACTATATTAAGTGCCTCCATAGGTCTTTGTAACAAGGTATACCCAAATGAATCTATATCCTCAAATGACATTTGGGATTTCTTTGAAACAAATATATCACTATCTATTAGAGATTTCATAATCATGTTGTATCCCCGTTCTTGATATGCACCTATAGGCGATTTATGCAGTGAAAGTGTTTCGATTGCCTGAAGTATTGGTTTTGAATTAAATGCTTGTTTACTTGGATAATTTTCACTATTAATCTCCATTTTATTATTGAATTCACGCGGCCATATCCTATACGGGAACGTATATGGATTTTCACCTCTTACAAATGATATGTAACCAGTTGCCTTTCTCATAAATAATTCCTTACCGATTTCGGCGCCAGTGGGGTCTGTTTTAAATGAACCATTCGGTTCAAATATGTCACGTATGTCGACCGCCTCGCGTTTATCATTCCTGTTTAAAATGTTCAATAACCATACAATTTCAGTGTAATTATTGTACATAGGTGTTGCAGACAAGAAGACGAGTTTCATTGTACCAGAATATTGTACAAGATTTGACAACGAATTTGCAACACGTTTATCTTTATCCACATCAGACATTCGTATATTGTGAATCTCGTCTATGATGATAAGTCTTCCTGTGAAATGTTTTTTCATCTTTGATTTCAATATTCTTGCGCGATGCTCCTCCGACATAGATGGATCAATTTCCATTTTTTTATCAACATAATTCGCAAATCCAACATATCCCATAAAGAGATACGATGTCTTTATTATACGATTTATATACGTTATTACTTCTTCTCTAGACATATTTCGTGTACCAGTTGGGTCAATCTCGTGCAACATTTTATTTCCTGTACACGAATTGATATTCCATTTCCCTTCTATATGTTGTAATTTTCGTTCGTCAAACAATTGCAATCTGAAATTTTCCTGTACATTGGGGGATGCAACAATTATCGTTTGTCTAGTGTCGCCAATTTGTTTTAAATGATCACGGATCTCTTCTGCGATACCTATTGATGCACAGGTTTTTCCACTCCCGAGACCATGATACAATAATAACCCATTGTATGGTGTATGATATGACATAAAATTCCGGACAAACATCTGATGCGGTGAAAGTTCAAATTCTACATTGCATAACCTATCAGATTCTTCTACAATATTCTTTTTGATAGTACCAACATATTTGTTATCATTGAACTCCTTTTTATTTGATATTTTTAGATTGAAGTCAGGATCATCAAGCGTGGGGTACAAATGAGGAGGATTGTTCGTAATTGTAACTTCATATGGTATTGGATTACTAATACTCTTTCTGGTAGTTTTCTTTTTTACTTGTATCGTCTTTTTTTTAGAAGGTTCTCTTTTTGTAGTTGATTTAACTTTTGACTTTATCATTATATATATGGTATAATTTTTCTATTTCCTTTCAACATAGCAGATATTTTCGTTATGATGTCTAATTTTCTATTATCATATGGTCTTAATATATCCTTTATATTACTTTCAGGCACCCATTTCATACCGCTTATCTCACTTTTCTGAAATCTATCTAATATGTCTATATCAGAACCGGTATAATTACCTATATAGTATAAATTTTTGTACATTTTACCATTAGACCCTATAAATGTTTCGGCGAATGGTAATATATTGGTGACAATGTTAAGATGATAATCATCGTATCCAGTCTCTTCTACAAATTCCCGAATTGCACATTGTATTCCACGTTCATTTGAATTTCGTTTTCCCTTTGGAAATCCCCACTCTTCTTCAATCCATTCGGTTGTTGTATTGTCTATGATACTATTCAATGTGTACAACGTTCCATCTTCAGAATGAATCCCATTCACAAGAGATACAAATTTCTCGTGTGACTTATGGTATTCGGTTTTATATTTTACATCCTGAATATTTCTCCATAACCCATACCATAAATCACAAAATGGCGTTTCACGTATAGATTCCTTCTCTGAAACAGTCATTATTTCAAACAACATTTTTATATAGTCAATGTCGTTGATGGGATATTTTCCTCGTATAAGATCAACATACCCATACGTATCCTTTCGTTTAACCATAAGAAATTCGGTTTCTCTATCCAAATGTTCACGGTACGTGATAACTCCCATACTTATATTTGGGTGATAACATTTGCTTTGTGTATGAGTGTTACATCCACAATTTATACAATACATTGATTAAGTATATTGGTATATATTTATATATGATTTTATCAATACTTTATAATGGACTATGATCCAGATGTTTGGGGACCCCATTATTGGTTTGTATTATTTACCATAGCAGTAACCTACCCAGTGATCGCAACAGAAAAAGACAAAAAACATTATTATAATTTCATACAGGATTTTCCAATGTTTTTACCTGGCGAACCATATAGTAATAAATTTGCTGAGATGATAAATAAATATCCGGTAACCCCATATTTAGACAGCAGAGAATCAATGATACAATGGGTTCATTTCATACATAATAGATTTAATGTACTTCTTGGTAAAAAGGCGATTACATTAGAAGATGCACTCTATGAATATAATTTGAACTATCGTAAACCAGCGTCATATTATAGTGACATAAGAGTAAATTATAACGTTATTGTCACATTTATAATAATAGCGGTTTGTATTGCTAGTATAAAGTTATATACATAATATATATATGATTGGTGGGGATGTGATAGGAATTGGTGGATATGGATGTGTATTCAGACCCCAATTGAAATGTAAATCAAGAAGAGGTAGAACAAAGGGTGATAAAATATCAAAACTAATGACACGTAAAAATGGCATCAAGGAATATAAGAACGTCAAGAAAATATTATCATATGTAAAAAAAATACCCAACTATAGAAAATATTTCATACTTGATGATATAACAAAATGCAATACATATCCATTGCCTGTCGTATACACAAAAACAATTGGAAAATGTTCCGGGTCGCTTGGAACAGACGACCTGACTAAAATAAATAAAAAAATAACAGACGGTGAACTAATATCAGTAAATGTTCCATATGGTGGCGTATCATTACTAACAATACTTAATACCATGATATTCTCAGAATTTGATAAAGACAAACATTTACATCAATCGTTTTGTGATACGCTCGATAATCTCGTGGATCTTTTATTGAATGCAATTGTAAAATTAAAGACAAAAGGTATATATCACAATGATATAAAATCGGATAATATACTCTATAGTTATGATGCAAAAACAAATAAATCGTATTATCGGATTATTGACTGGGGTGTATCCGTTACAACCCGCACACCCAGTCGATTTATAGATAGTGGGATGCGACCAATACAATGGAATTCACCTTTTATATCATCGCTTGTATTGTCTCCGATATATGAGTCGTTTCCTGAGATTGTAGGTCATTATAATATAAAAGGTAAATCTGCAATTGAATGTGCGAGTATTTTCAATAAATATCTTTCCAATTTTTCTAAACAACTCGAATATATTGAAGATAGTATATTAAAAGTTATATTTAAGAGTAAGACGGATTATCCAAAAATCGGTGATATACTAGGAAGTCATATGGAAAAGGTAATGGATACGTATAATACAACTTCACGAGACAGAAACAAATTCATAGGGAATATTTTATCACATAACATGGACATATATGGATTCATATCTATTTTTATTGATTTATTAATTGTAAATCATTCATCTGGATATAATGGTGCAATTGAACACCCATTATTTGAATACATGAAGGATTTTGTATGGAAATATTATTATTCGGATAGATACGTCACAACCAAGATATCAGTACCTGAATTAGTAGACGATATACTAAAAATGAAATATATACATGCATTTTAACATTAATAACGTAATAGTAAAATATTGGTAATTTATATGACGTCACTTATACAAGATACTAGTATGAATTCAGTTTTCACCGACAACACATCTATACCAGGTTCCGAATCTCCGCCCGACGATGAAGATTCTCCACCCGACGATGACGATGATTCACCCGACGATGACGATTCTCCACCCGACGATGACGAGGATTCACTCGAAGAGGACGAGGATTCACTCGAAGAGGACGATGATTCACTCGAAGAGGACGATGATTCACCACTCGAAGAGGATGAAGAAGTTCTTATTAAGAAATCAAATGATTATCCATATCACATGATGATAAAGGACCCTAAAAAGTTGGGTATAAAACCAAAAGGGAAAGCAATTGAGAAAAATATAAAACTATTGAGATCATATGTTGATTTACTTGTAACTGGTAAAAGCAAAGCATCTGTTACTGGCGGTCCGCTTGGAAATAAATATTTTTTATCTACAAAAACTAAATGTGTCACATCCAACGATGAAAAGGTCGACAGATACATGTATATCAATAATATTCCCGATGGAATTATTCCTACTGTTAAATTGAATGAAGATTATGTACCAGGACAATTTCCACCACAAAGTCCCGTAAAAATTATGAATAATAATCAGACCTCCTTTAGAGGATTAGTGCCAGGTATGATAAGTGGTATGTCAAACATTAACCCATTGGGTATATTTACAGCATTAACAACTGATACATCTAAATGTAAGAAGATAAGAATGGAAACAATTGACATTGATAATATCCGGAGGTTTGAGACAAGATATGTTTCTAGAACGGATATTGAACGCATGTCACCTTGTTGGTTTCCTACAAATAAGAATCCAATCACGCGTGCAAAATGCAGAACAGATAAGGATCGACGAAAGTCTGCAGGTAAAAATAAAGTAGGGAAAGCAATAAACAAATTCAAAAAGGATGTCGGCAAAAGAAGTAAAAAAATAAAAAAGAGTATTGGCAAGACAGGAAAAAAAATGAAAAAGGCATTCAAAATAGGGTTTACGAATAGATGTGATACCCCAACCGATGTATATATCGTAAATAGAATTGCCATAACATATTTCTCTATATTGACAATGTATGCATTTATAAATGTAATGAAATTTTGAATATGATTGGTTTTAATTATTTATTTTATGAAATAAATAATTTTTTTATATAATAGCCTTATATATCTGATATCCTGCCATACCACCCAATATTTGGGCGGAAATATATGGCAATAATGTTCCAATTTCAATCTTATTTGCGAATATAAGGGATATTGTAACTGCAGGGTTGAAATGCCCACCCGATATCTCTTTACCAATTGCGGTTATTATCGCTAATGTAGCACCAATTGCGTATGGATTCTGGGTTGAAAGAATGACAAATACAAGTAATATGGTGCCTACAAATTCTACTATTAATGTGTCGGGTTTCATTATACATAATGATTACAAAATAAATAATATTTTATATTCATTATGTATAATGAAGAATACTTGTAGTGTGTTAGTAGTAATTGTATTATTATTCGTACTAATTGTCACCGGGTATTTTGGATATAAACAAACTGAGGGAATGAAAACATGCAACAATAGATACAAACACGCAAAGAAAAAATACAAAAAAAAATCTATAGATATGAATGATTACATTCTTAAAACCCAAATAGTTCCACCAGTATGTCCAGTATGTCCAGCATATCAATTAAGAGAGAGAGAGAAACCTTGTCCTGAATGTCCTCCGTGTGGGAGATGTCCAGAGTCAAATTTTGAATGTAAAAAGGTTGAAATTGAGTCAGGTAATCAACCTGTTTCTGTACCAATCATAACAGATGTAAATGCATATTGATAATGTATCCCTAATATGATGTAAGTATAATTCAACTTAATGTATTAGTTGCTTTATTTATTATGATTCTTATTCATCTATAATATCATTGATGTCGACTGCAGATATCAATATGACATTATATTCATGATAACGAGTTATTATCAATACTAGTCTGTATTTAAATACTTTGTCCACGAGGAACAACTTTATTAACTTTTGAACTGGATTCGCCTTGTGGAGCATGTTCAGACCTTCGTCTTTTAACTCCTGATGTACCCGCACTCGCTCCTGATGTACCCGCACTCGCAACGAATGCCTTTCCTAGATTATTAGAAACATGTTGATATATATTACCCTGAGTCGCCAGTTTTCCTGCCATATTGGATGCAAGTTTCATTACTTTTCCTGCTGCTGGTGTTGCTGCTCTTTGTGCTGCTGGTGGTGTTGCTGATCTTTGTGCTGCTGGTACTGGTGCTGGTGGTGTTGCTGATCTTTGTGCTGCTGGTAATGGTGGTGATGTTACTAATCTTTGTGCTGCTGGTGATGGTGGTGATGTTGCTGGTGATGTTACTAATCTTTGTGCTGCTTCTTGGGCGTCATCATCTAGTAGTACACCATCTAGTAGTGCAAGTAGTTCATCATCATCTAGTAGTGCATCATCATCTAGTAGTGCATCATCATCTCTATCTTGAATTCCAGCAAGTCGTGTAAAGTACTCCCGACAATAGAATAAGTCCTTAATACTTAGTTGAGTCAATTTAGTAATTAAAATCGCAAAATTTTCTTGTGCATTACGTGCTTGGTCAATATCAACAATACCTAACAAATATAACAACATATATAGAGTCGTTATCACAACACTTGCACCTGTTCTCACAACACCTGCACCTGTTCTCGCAATAGCACCTGCACCTGTTACCACAACACCTGCACCTGTTCTCGCAATAGCACCTGCACCTGTTCTCACACTACCTAAAGCCCCCGGTATAGACTTAAACAATTTGAAGAATATGGTATATGCCATTAAAACAATTGCGCCCTCAAACAAATCCATATTAATATCTTCGGCATTACCACCGGTTCCGGCAATAACTGTTCTCAAAAGAATATTCATTTCACTATCGATAAGACGGTTTATTCTTCTATCAATGTCGCCACAACTCTCGCCAATTCCAAACGCATTAAAGAATCCTCGTACAAAATGGTCGCCACCTATACACGGTGGCTCTATACCTCGACTACTAAGGTCCCCGGTAGCATCTATTCCAACAACTTTTGATATAAATATTACTAAATATGGTGTACATATGTCCAGTAGTGCGTGCCGACCAAATGTATAAATAACCAATAAACATGCAATAGCCAACCTCGACTCAGTTGAAAACAGGTCTTCAACTGCACTTCTAGACCGACTTCTAGACCGACTTCTAGACCGACTTCTAGACCGACTTCTAGACCGACTTCCAGATGTGCCTGATCCTGATGTTCCTGGTGTTCCCCCGGAATATACGGCATCTTGAACTGATGGTTTAGGTATTTGTTTTTCACTCCATCGAGCGCGTTGCCTAGGGTTAGGTCCTCGACCCCAAGGTTTTTGACTTTGTCGCCTAGGGTCACGTCCTCTAATCCTATGTTTTTGACTTTGTTGCATATGTTTATGTCCTCGAACCCCAGTGCCTCGTCTGCGTCTCCGAGTTACGGGTTTCCTCTGAGACAATTGCACACATTTTGATTTGACACGCGAACCTTTATTTGACAATCTCTTATCAATCTCAAATTGGGTCAACATGCTAAGTAATGTGTAAAATACTTTCACATTTGAATCCACCTTTTTGGTTGACATTATAATATATGATAATATTTTATTATACTATCTTGAGTGTTTCACATTTGTAAGTTTCAGGGACAATTTTCAATATACATTTTGATTTTTTTCCCTTTAATGGATCAACACATCCCTTTTCGTGTTTAATTTTATCTTTATCGGGTTTAGGGCACCTAGACCGGAAATGTTCATATCTGTCTCTAACGTCAATATATGTGAGTCCTGATTTCTTTCCTAACATTTTATTGATTAATTCATGAAGTCTGTATATATATAAAGAGTATGTTGACCTTGATTTCATATCTCGCATTGTTAACGGAAGTGTTTTCATATTATCCCTAAGATTTGAACGACATTTCCCACACGGCAAAACATGTGGCAATAATTTCAAAAATTTAAAGTAATGTTTTTTGTCTTCATTTGACGGGTGCTCTGGATAATTAAATGACATTGTATGTAAGTAATGCCACATACTTGGACCCCATATAGAGGTTAACATACCGTCATTACTTTTATAGTTTTTGCGTGTGAACACAATACCCTTTTTATTCTTTCGTGTTTTCATATATAATATGTGTATAAAACAAATATTAATATAGAATATCCTCAATTTTTGTATGTTTAGGACAATATGTGATGCCATACATTTTAAGTATAGAGCAATAATAGGTATAGTCCATCCTGTAATCAGACCTACATATCTCGTATATAGTACCTGTTATGTCCCTGAAAATCATATAACTATTCATATTGATTTATCTTTACGTTATTATTATATTCTATTATTATAGTATCTATCTATATGCAGTCGACATTATATATTACATATGTGAAATGGGGGATGTATCTTATTGCATTGGTTGTTATGATTGTAATAACTTATATGGTATATACGAGATATGTAAAACAATATTCTACGCCAGATTATTCAGATAATAGGGAATTCGATCCAAAAAAAAAGAAGGGTGACACCGCAGAACTATTATATTTTTACACAACTTGGTGTCCATATTGTAAAGAAGCAGCACCTGTTATGGACGAAATGAAAAGTAATTATCCCATAATAGACGATGTAGAGATACTATATAGGTACATTGATTGTGAAAAAGATGCAAACACGGCAAAAAAATATAATGTATCCGCATACCCTACGATAAAATTAGTATACAATGACACAACATTCGAATATGATGCAAAACCAAACGTGGATACACTTAAAATGTTTATAAAGTCATCGATTTCTACTTGAGATATAGGTTAATGCATATTCAGTTCCACGTTTAAAAAGAAAATCTCTTGCTGTTTCAGTGTTTAACACGTCTTGTATTCTGGAAAATTCCCCCTCTTTACCCAAATCAATAGATATCATATTTTCATTTTCTTGTATTATGTTATTTGTCTCTTTGTTCAGAGTGATCCATGACTTTACCACAATTGCATTTATCAGTTGTAAAATGTTATCAGATGGCATTACTACTGCATTCTCTGTCATTTTAGTATATATACAAAATACCTCAGACTTATCACATTTCTCGTCGCGCATACAATTGTTATATGGGAAATGGCAAATCGTACCTCCATCTATATAACATTGTCCATCTATTTCTAATGGTGAAATTAAAGGCGTAATTGCACACGATGCGTGTATTGCATCAATGACTTTCCATTCAGGATGCGTCTCGTATGATAACTTATATTCGCGCATCACGTCATCGTTGACGTTTGTTGTCATATATACAACTTTTATTCCTGTTAGATCATACATCTCTTTTAATGTTACATCAATTGAAATACCTTTCACGTCTAATAATGGTTCTAGTATTATTGTAAATAATGACCTATCATATAACCCTTTGGGTGGAGATTGGTCGAATAACGTGAATGGATTTATCTGAGGAAGATGCCTACCCCATGGGCGCTTTATGAGATAATCGGATATCACTTCCGGTTCATAACCAAGTGTAAGTATAGTTCCAGTTATACTCCCACAAGAACACGTATATATAGAAGTAATATCTTTGATATTGATGATACATTTTTTCACTAGTTCTCCAATAATTCCCTGTTGAATAAATAGTCCCAATCCACCAGACCCTAATACAATATGTTTAAATGACATAATGTATTACTATTAAACCCTTTATTTCTTTTCTAATCTATCTATTAAATGGACACTATATTTTCTATCAGTGATGATGTAGATGATAATGAAAATGTTGACATAGATGAATTGTACGAGAGAAATATGAAGAGATCGAAAGATGTACTAACACTTTATAATAATATACTTAGAAGAATACATAGTAAAATACGGAATACATCTCGAGCGTCAAAGGAACAACATATTTGGTATTTAGTTCCAGAAGTCATTGTTGGTATTCATTATTATAATCAGATGGATTGTATCAGATATATTTTGGAACGTCTGACATCCAATGGATTTAGAAATAGTTACACTCACCCAAATCTTATCTTTGTTACATGGAATCACTGGGTCCCTAACTATGTCAGAAGTGAATGGTCTAAAAAAACCGGGAAAAAGATAGACAATTATGGTGCAGAAATAAAGGATGAAATCAAATCTCCGTTTATAATTAAAAATACAGAACAAAAACAGAAAACACAGGAGTCCATATATAAGGATATATCTGCATATGTACCCACAGGAAAATTCAAGTAATATAGGCGTTTTCTATGATGGATTTGTTTATAGAATCTTCTTGTCCTGGTATAGCAGTATCTTTAACGTGATTGACAACATCTTTAAAGAGGTCTATCCCTTTCTTATAATCGTGTTCGCATTTAGAATATAACTCAATTATAGATGATCTCGTTCGTTTTACTATACCATTCAACTTTGACTCTGTGAGTGATGGATGTATCGAGATGTTATATTCTGATACATGTGGGGTTTCTACCTGGACGAATAGTTCTTTTAATATATCTATTAATGCTTTCTGTTTTTTATGAGACGAATCTATCATAGTTTTGATATGTCGCGCATACTTAACCATTAATCTATTAGAACCACTCACCTGATAGGATTTGGAGTATACACTTGTGTAATCACACTCTTTGTCATATTGATTTAGTTTTATATCACCAAACTTTGTTATGCTTTGTGGCATATTGGATAATCCGGTAAATTCAAAATAGAAACGTTCAAGATCGAGTTGATATTGTTTTTCTGCTTCTTTCGACATAGCATTAAATACGCCAAGATCATAATCATAAACATCATAATATAATATCTCTAATTCTGGTATACCAGGTTCATCTCCCAATGAAATATTTCGACCATTTCTACAGAATTTTTCATTTATATTTATATAATCTGTTGATTCGTATATCATATCTTCTAGATCTGATATCCTCGCTCCACATATACCAGCATATGATAATAACTCTGTATCTCCAATACTGCCACCATTTATTATCGACTGGGACGATTGTTCTTCTTCTGGTGAAGCAATATACCCATTGGGGTCCTTTTCTATTTGTGATGATAATGGAGGTTCATATCCTTGTTCGGGTTTGGACTCGTTGGGATTTATTGCATCCCCTGGTTTGGACTCGTCTGGATTTATTGCATCCTCCAGTTTGGACTCGTCTGGATTTATTGCATCCCCTGGGTTGGACTCGTCTGGATTTATTGCATCCCCTGGGTTGGACTCGTCTGGATTTATTGCATCCTCTGGTTTGGACTCGTCGGGATTTATTGCATCCTCTGGTTTGGACTCGTCTGGATTTATTGCATCCTCCAGTTTGGACTCGTCAGGATTTATTGCATCCTCTGGTTTGGACTCGTCGGGATTTATTGCATCCCCTGGGTTGGACTCGTCGGGATTTATTGCATCCTCTGATTGAGGATGATTAAAGATTGGTGTTGATTGCCCACTATATGTATATTCTCGTTCTCCATACGTATCCATATCCGACACATATGACGTATCATAAAAATTTGTATCGACAATATTTCTATCTGATGATGGTCTCACTGTAGTGTGTATCGCCGCAAAAACTTGTGCAATCTTTACATAAAATGCAGCAATACCCTTACACATGTTCATTTTCTTATCACGATCCATAACATCATAGTTAGTCATACGCGAAGGGTCCATTACAATTACATTTTCCTTACGCATGGTTGGTCTTTTGCCACTTATTCTATCTGAAACATATTGTATTTCCTTATTATGCAGATTGCTTGATATGGCACTGGTTGTTAATACAATCATCTTATCACAATATCCAGGTGTTGATATATTCTTCATATCATCAAATGTTTGGGTTGTTATATATTTTGCAGCGATCACATCAACCAATGTATGAAGTTTGGGTTTAATTTTTCCATATAAAGATGAGTTACCCATATATATACTGAAAATAAAATTAAACAACAACTATAATTTTATAAAATTGATTGTACTTTATAATATACATCTTATTCCAAAAAATGAGTGAACGAAAAAAAAAGATGAGTATTTCAGTTATTATAGATGCCTTCAACGATACAAGTAAAAAATGCCACGAAGACCAATATACAATTCCAAATAATTGTAATAAATGCAATTCATTGTTTGTTATATCTGACGAGGGGTTCAGAACATGTATAATATGTGGAATCATAGACAAAAATACACTTGACCAGTGCGCCGAATGGAGGTTTTTCGGTTCAGATGATTGTGGTTCATCTGACCCATCTAGATGTGGAATGCCAATTAATCCATTGTTACAATCATCATCATTGTCGTGCAGAGTATTGCCGGGCAGAGGGTCGTCATACGAAATGTTGAAAATACGCAGGTACACCGAATACCAATCTATGCCTTATACGGAACGTTCAAGACACAATGATTTTCAAAGAATCGTTACAAAGGGGAATGAGTCGGGAATACCAAAACTAATCATAGATGATGCAATGTATTATTACCACAAAATTTCAGAAGTAAGAACATTCAGGGGACTGAATCGTGATGGGATAATTGCGGCATCATTGTACGTTGCTGCTCGAGTGAATCATTATCCACGCACATCACATGAAATCGCGCATATATTTAATCTTGATACATCGAGTGCAACAAAGGGATGTAAGCGTGCAGTAATGATTCTGAATGAAATTGAGAATGATTTACATACTTCGGATAAAACAACAATTAAACAGACTACACCAATGTCATTTATCGAACGATTCTGCAGTAAATTGCTCATTCCACAAGATATAATTAAGATATGTGTGTTTGCAACATTGATGATTAACAAAAATAATCTTATTCCAGAAAATACACCACAATCAATCGCAGCAGGGATAATATACTTTGTATCGTCGATGTGTAACATGACTATAACCCGAAAGGACGTTAGTGTCGTTACGGATATAAGCGAAGTGACAATTAATAAATGTTACAAAAAATTACTAACAATAGAAAGCGATATAATACCGAGAATGGTACTTGAAAAATATAAAAAATAATAGTATAATGCCACCACATACCGTATTTATCGTACCATACAGAGATAGGGAGGCGCATAAGAAGAGATTTGAAATTTATATAGATAGTGTGCTGAAATACAATGGATGGGTAGAAAATGTCGATGTTGAAATATTTTTTACACATCAATGTGACAACAGATCATTTAATCGTGGGGGTATGAAAAATATGGGGTTATTGTTATTGAAACAGAAATATCCAACAACATATAAGAATATAACGATTGTATTTCACGATGTAGATTCTATACCAGAATCACCTTCATTGATTCCATATAAGACAACAAATGGAACAGTTTCGCATTATTATGGGTTTACGTTTGTACTTGGCGGAATATTGGCAATAAAGGCAGTGGATTTCGAACGAGTGAATGGATTTCCTTGTTTCTGGGGATGGGGATTAGAAGACAACGCATTATACAACCGATGTGTAAATGCAGGTATTAAAGTAGATAGAAGCATTTTTTTCACATCAACTGATAAACGCATATCAAGAGAAGGTGAGTTACCAACACGACAATGGTCTAGAAGTGAAGGATATCAGTATAGACATTCTACCAAAAATGGTTATTCAACAATTAAAAATGTAAAATATACCATTAATAACCGGATGATGAATATTACGTCATTCACTACCGATTCTGAATACATTCCAGGTGATCTAGTAAGTTCAGGTGGTAGAACATTATGTAACTTACCCGTTATCCACCCTTGTAAGAATATATTTTCTAGTATTAAAAGTGCATCCATTCATAAAAAATGATCATACAACACAAGCCATATCTATTTTCGAAATAATCGTATCAAGTCGGGCAACTGTCTGAACACAAAGAGAATATGTCTCCCGCATATTGAGTAAACCAACCCTAGATTCTCTTAAATATCCTTTTACAACTGGATATTTTTCTATGTATGACAATCCCTTTATTATTGTTCTATCTATTTTTTTGATTGATTCATCTCGACTATCTTGATGGAACCATCGCCTAATACCTTCTGGTATGATGCTACTTTGTTCTATATTCAATAGAGAACCTCGGGTATATAATTTTGAATTGACCGAAACTGACGCCAACACCTTTAAATTCACTACGACTTCGTCGTATTCTGGGTCAATAGACGTCATACTACATTATAATATTAGATTTACTTATCTTATACGTTAAATATTTCGTATAAGATATTATCAGATTTAGAAATCATCAGTTGGGTCAAATACATCACCATTATTGCTTCTGTCGGACAATGCATATTCACTCACGCGTTTCTCGAAAAAATTGGTCTTACCTTCCAATGAAATCCTCTCCATAAACATAAATGGGTTAGATGTGTTATATATTTTACCATAACCTAATTGGATAGATAATCTATCCGCCACAAATTCGATATATTGACTCATTGATTCGGAATTCATTGATATAAGTCTACACGGCAAAGATTCACAAATAAATTCCTTCTCTATTTTAACCGCATCTTTAATTATTCCGTGTATTACATCAATGGTTGGTTTATCTGATAATTTATGAAACAAAAGAACAGCAAATTCTGTATGTAACGCCTCATCTCTAGAGATTAGTTCGTTTGAAAATGTTAGTCCGGGCATTACACCCCGTTTCTTGAGCCAATAAATAGAACAAAACGCACCGGAAAAGAAAATACCTTCCACGCATGCAAATGCAACAAGGCGTTGTGCAAACGTACAATCGTGTGTTTCAATCCATCTCATCGCCCAATCAGATTTTCCTTTAATACAAGGAAATGTATCAACTGCATTGAACATATCATTTTTTTCCATATCGTTAGATATGTACGTGTCAATTAGAAGCGAATACATTTCACTATGAATATTTTCCATTGCGATCTGGAAACCATAAAATGCCCTTATTTCAGAAATTTGTACATCGTCCATAAATCGCTTTCCTAAATTTTCGATAACAATGCCATCTGATGATGCAAAAAATGATAGAATCATTTTTATGAAAAATCGTTCGTCTTCAGTCAATCGTGACCAATCGTCAATATCTTTTGTTAAATCAACCTCTTCAACTCTCCAGAAACAATCAACTTGTTTTTTGTACATGTCCCATATGTCTTGATATTGTATAGGAAACATAACGTGACGAGAAGGGGATTCTACCAGTATAGATTCGGTTGTCATTATTATAGATAGTTATTATTTTTTATATCATTATCATATGGTAGATAATTCCGTATTTATGAATGATACAAAACTTAATAATGCAATACAAATGCGCAAACGAATTGAATCTAGAAAGAAAGAGATTAATAATACATTTTATGACAACAACGAATATATTATGGGCGAAAATGAATACAATAATGATTCATCGTTGATAACTATGTTTAACATTTTGCTCGAACATATAACCGAAATACACAAGTCAGGTCTTAATCCAATTCGGACATCTTACCTCGATGAACAACGTGATATCATTATGGGGGAATTAGTAAAATTAAAACAACGTCTATAAAATTATATTATGTTATAATAATGGATAATGCGCTACAACAAACATTGAATGATATAGAGGAAAAAATGGCGTATATATTAGAGAAATCGGCAGAATCAAATGGGGATAAGGTTGAATTGAACCAACAACTCACTGAGTGTAAGGAAAAATTGGAAAAATGTAATAAACAATTAGCGATGTTTGAAGATTATAAAAATAGAATAGAAGGTATTAATGTCAGATTAGAGGGTCATATGAAAGAGGCTGAAATTGGTCGACCCCAAGGCGATGATTCTCCAAGTATTGGATCCCAAGGCGATGATTCTCCAAGTATTGGATCCCAAGGCGATGATTCTCAAAGTATTGGATCCCAAGGCGATGATTCTCAAAGTATTGGATCCCAAGGCGATGGACCTCCAAGTGATGGTCCTCAAAGTATTGGATCCCAAGGCGATGGACCTCCAAGTGATGGTCCTCAAAGTATTGGATCCCAAGGCGATGGACCTCCAAGTGATGGTCCTCAAAGTGATGATCCTCAAAGTATTGGTCCTCAAAGTATTGGATCCCAAGGCGATGAACCTCTAAGTAGTGGACCCCAAGGCGATGATCCTCAAAGTAGTGGACTCCCAGATATACTAACTTCTTTGGGCGAAACAATGAAAAATGGACTTAAAAGCGCCAGAAAGGGTTTCGAGGGAATGACAAGTACGTCATCTACTGATGAAACTGACTCTGACGAGGAGCCACCAGATGAAGAGGGTGGTACTCGAGAAGGTTTTACAGGAGGAAAACCAACGAAAAAGCACAAGAAGTATACTAAAAAAAAGATTAAAAGTAATCGCAACAAACCTCACAATAAATCCAAGAAATCCAGGAGAAATAAAAAAAAGGTTCATACAACCACAAAACGTAGACATACTAGGAAATCGAAACGTTAATTGTTTTATATATCTTTTTCCATTTTCGTTGTAATAATCTGATATAGTATGTTTTAATGATTGCAATCATTTCACCTCCAGACAATTCAATGCATTCCACTATATCAAATGTATTATATCTCATCATTGAGATATAATGGAAATTTCTTATCAACGGATGATATATAGTTGGTGTTGGGGTTTTATATGGTAGGTTAATATATTCGCCAGAATAAAATTCATCATTTGTTATACTATACCGAACAATAAAATGCCCATGTATATTTATAGATGATTTATTTGTATACCCATGTATTGATGAATTATATATGTCACAATAAGCAATACATTTCATATTACGAAATGTATATACAAATTCTTAATATGTTTTTTATATAATTATTATATATGAATGATTATGTATTACCAACCGATTTTAAAATGTATATGCCAATCCTTTTTATAATAGTAGTGTGGTATTCGGATGGGGTTGATGTTGCTATGTTCGCATTATCTGTTACAATATTAATAATGTCGTTTATGGATGATATTATAGTTGTTATCCCAACAATAATCCTAATTACACTTATGTACATATTGTATATTAGAAATACCACAACAGATGAATCATTCAAGTTTAAGAAGCGTTGGAAGAGGGCTTCAAGGGGTGTTAAGAGCGCTTGGAAGAGTGCTACAATGAAAAAGTCGTGGAAAAGGATTGCTAGGAATGCAATAAGATTTGCCAAAGGCAAAAGGAGTCCCGCAAAGCTGCGCGCGCGGCGGCTCAAAAAAGAAAAATCAGGAGAACCTGATCCTAAAACTTATCTAAATACAGCGGAGTCGTGTGAGCTCAATCCAACAAGTTGCACCGAAGTGACACTGACAATCCCAGCTTTCGCCGAATATAGTAAAAAAATCCCGTTACGCGAAGGATTTCGTGAAGGTGGTACCAATCCCGCGAAAGGTAAGACCAATCCCGCGATTGGTACCACCAATCCCGCGAATACACACGCAAGAATTAGAGAAATTATAGACAACGGTGAACGTCTATCTAAAGATTTAGTCAAGACAACTAACACCAGTCCTAAAAATAAAATTGGTAAATCTGAACCTATGGAGAATAGAAATACTAAACCTGGAAAAATGAAAGAAACTGACCAAATTGCTTCTGCATATGAAAACATTGAGAAGATATTAGGGTCTGACGTTATAAAGAATATGAGCAAGGATAGTGGAGATCTTGCAATGAAACAACAAAATCTAGTAAAACAGATGAATGATTTAACCCCAATTTTAAGTAAATATACACAGATGATGGATGGATTTGATTCATCAAAATTAACGGATATATTAGGTGGTTTAAATAATATGATAGCAACAACTCGTGTCTAAAAGATATGACTATATATATATATGAGGCGATGTGATACAAATGTTAATGTAATCCTATTATTTGTATGTATACTATTATTTATCGTTATTTTATTATTAGTTACAAATCCACAGGTTATCACCAATCCACAAACGATCGATAATAATGTTACAATAAGAACAGACCGCCAGGAATTACCACATCCATATATGCCACCGATGGTTAGGACAATGAATATGGATTATCAACAAGTGGGAATATTAACAAGAAATGATTCGGGGGAGACCATTCTTCCACTTATGGGTAGAGAATTATATAGAACCGGTGGTAAATGGAATTATTATACTATGAATGATAAGAATAATATGATTCGGTTACCTTTACAAGTAAATGGCAAAAGTGGTACATCTGAATATGGGTGTGATCAGTTATACAGCAATGATTCGGTGTATGTAGATGGGTACAACGCATCATTTATAGTAAAAATTTATGAAACAAATCAAATGACATATTCACCCTTTTAATGTGCAAATATTACGCCCTGGGAACATT